ATGCTCCTCCCGAACGAAGAAATAGCCCATAGCACGCAACCAAGTAAAAGGTCAATACTGTTTCATAGCGCGAATATACTTATATTAAAAACCAAATTGTGTATTTTGTATATTGCAAATGGCTGGACAGATTGCATATACGAACATGAGTTTTTAACTTTACATTTTATGAATATTGTGGTAATAAAAAAAGAGCCTTTAATAAAGACTCTCACTTGCCGTAATGATTATATTAGGATTGACTAACATCAAACTTTCTGCAACCTCTTTAAAGCGGTATCTTGCAATCATACAGCGTTTTGATTTACTCGTGAAATTTTTTTCGAAATACGCTATTTTTAAAGTTTTATCTAGCACTTCTATTTTTTCTAAATTCACACAATTACTTCTGTCAGCAATTCCAAATCTGTACCCACTGTTATTTAAAGTTTTATTCCAATATTTTAGAGTTCCTACTGTAAAATAAATTTCCTCTGCAGTATGGACAGCGACTTTATCTGAACTCATAGCAAAATCCAACATTAGTATACTATCAACATCTATATTGTTTAATCCAGATTCTCCCTCTGGATCACGAGTTACGGATAGTTTCAGCACACCTATCACCTACTTCTCTATTTTAGCAACTCCTCCGGCACTTCACCATTATACACGTACCAAGCACTTGCAGTGCTTACTGAAGATAAAGCTACTATTCCAAGTAGAGCAGCCACGTTCGTCAGTGCCATGCGCTTAACACTTGCCATCATATTTTTCATTTGATATCACCCCCTTTCATGCGAATTAATGAGATACTTTGCGCGAGGAATGCAGCGCCGATTACTGGAGAAACTATTAAAAAATTAGATGATACGATCACCAATGATACAATCTTTAAGACAGAATAGTAATTTTTAGGGATTCGGGATTGTTTCTCTATATTCGACGGCGCAAACAACCCCACAAGAATAAAGCTTACAATACCCAATGTTATGATCGTCCAATAATCAAAGTCAGCAAGGGAAATTGAAGTAATCAATACAGTAGAAAACAAAACACATTTCATTCCGGACCGCATATGATACCCACCAGACGCCTGTCGTAACAAAGGGAAAACAGCAAGTGCTATCGTTACCTCTGGTGTTTTTCCCGTTAATCTTGAAATTAGTAACGATAGGACGATTATCATTAACGCATTTATAATGATTGAGAGTGCATATTTCATGACAGTAATTGTAATAGGGCTATCAGGGACACCCTTCTTTATTCCTTGAGCGATTCTCAAGGAGAGAAAATCAATCATCTATCCTTCTCCTTTTTAACTGCGTAATAAGCAAAGAAGATAAATGTGATGGATACAGAGATAACATCAATTAATGTGTTGCCACTGTATAGAAGCCAGATCGTTAATAATAGTGCGCAGCCGATAAGTGTATATACATAAATCGCCTCACGTTTTAGCCTTAATTTCTCAAAATCAAATGTGAACCCTCCACCTAGCATATAAAAAACACGCGAACCGCCTATGCCTAATACACTGCTGATTGTTTGCAATAAATACCCTTTTTCAGGATGTAACGTCAATTCATTTACGGATAAATATCCAAAAGTCAATTGGACTAGAGCGACTTGCAGGAGTACGTAAGCAAAATAACCCATTACAGATATAACAGCAGACCAGACCAGCGGGATTCGCATCACAACTGTAAATAGCAAGACAAACAGTATAATATTGATAAAGGGTACAATTGCGGTTAACTGTAGGTCTTCTCTAAAAAAGAAACTCTGTAAATCCATTAACAAAATGATGAATAATGCTGGAAATATAATTTCCACTGGTTTTAATCTAAATAAAGCACAGATAATAAAATAGATAGCTATAAACTCTAATGTTGAAAAAAATACAAACCCCACTGGCTCCCACGACATAACAATGCACCACCTGACATAATTTTCATTCATTAGGTTAATTATATAACCCTACCAGGTATTGAGTATACTACTTATTTACTACGTAATAGGTCTATCAGGCGGCATTATCTTAATACCCTTTCACCAACCTACCTGAGCGTCTAAGCCAATCCATCTTAACCAGAAGTTCCATTTCCCAATTAGTATCATGAGTGGATCTAGCTTGGATAAGTTGATTATTAAGAGTATTGTAATCCCAACAATACTTTGCATTCTCATGGAGACAATGCTGCAACTCTATAGCTAGTTCCTCACTTAATGGTCCCTTCAAGTTCTCATGAAAAATTTCAGCTAATCTTTGGTGAGCTGCCAACATATCTATCACTCCTATACATGTGAGGGCGCGCTGTCCTCTTATGGCGGATTCCGCGACAACCACGCTTCACAGCGGTATTGTTTCGGCTCCTGTCCGCTGGAGCCATCATCAGGTGGTTAAACTTGCTCGATGTCCAATCGCGGCAACTTCTCAATCAAAGACCGCAACTCCAATTCCTGCCTTGAACTAGCACCGTCTTTCATTTGTCGAAGCGCCAACTCAATCAAGTAAAATATCCCTCGTATTTAACTTTTCCACCCCTTCATCCCTCCTGTGTATGCCCGCCAGCTAAGTTTATTTGACTTATTTAGTAAGTCGATGAATCAAGAATACCACGACCTATTTAGTAAGTCAACATCAAATTGACTTGTTTTATAAGTCGTGTTATTTTTAATGCAGGAGGGTTGTCCGATGTTGAAATCTAAGCTAAAGGTTATTGTGGACGAACGCGGTTTATCTATTAGAGAAGTTGCGCGCGGAACGGGGATAAACTTTGAGGTTGTAAGACGGGTCTACAATGACACAATGGAACGTTATCCCCGGGATGTGTTGGACAAGCTTTGCAAATACTTGAATGTAACTGTGCAAGATATCCTTGAATTTACTCCTGAAGACGAAGAAACCCCACCAGTATAATCACTGTTGGGGTTTAATTAATTTATGTGCAGGAAACATTTCCTTACGTGCTTACGCCGACAACATTATCTAATTTAATCCATTCCCAATCGTCATCATGATGGAACTTAATCTGTTTCAACTGCCAATCGACTCTCATGACTATTCCATGGATGGATCTGTCTTTATATTCACCAAACAATGTAATTGTAATCGGACTACAATCCTCTAAAGATTGAGCTAATACCTGTGAGATCTCCACTAATGCTTGGGGATCTAAATCAGGTTTTTCACGTGTCTCTTCATTCAACGCATCGTCTAGTATCCTTGCCTTATGTTCTGGCATAATCATACGACTGCCTTCCCATAGTCCATTTCCTTCTAGTTTTTTTCTAACCATGTAAAGCCCTCCTAGTGCATCGTCCAGTAATCAATATTACCGCCATCCATACCCCATTGTATCTCCTGTGATGCTATCTGACGCTTTTTAAAACGTGAGTCAGGACGTTCCCATCCTTCAATTATAACCGCCGTCTCAGGCGGCGTGTTTGGATTCCACTCAATATAATTTTCCTCAACCAGTTCTTTCAGAGCTGCCTTTATTGGTACTGGCATACGTCCGCTTAAACATTCCAGCTCAGGGAGACTTGGAGTAAATCTAGAACCAGTACCTGAGGACCCACCACCAACAGGATGGAAAGAAGTCGAGTTTTGAGTTACAAAAAGAGCCGTGTGTATATTCACGGCTCTTTTCTTTCATAGATCCAATCCTCAGACTCTCGTATATATATTTCTTTTGACTGGGGATTTTCCTTAACTCTCTATCGCTACATAACAGAGTTCTAAATGAAATTTTGTGCTTTGCTTGGGAATTGGTCGAGATGCATAGTTGTCACCCTCGCATTTAACTTTTATCGTGAAGTGCTCCCACAACGGTCATATGATAACACGATTTCACTAAAATGATCGCAAGTATTACTACTACTGGCAGTGTCTTTTTTATACTTTAGTCTTAGGATTTACTGATGTTCAGAAAATGATCAGTTGTTTGGAGTTAAATAAGAGAAAATTATGCATAAGGGAAAATTAATATCTGGAGGTAATAATTTGGAAATTGAAGATTTAACACTAGGCATTCGTATCCTTATAACTGCCGGTCCGAATGCTGGAAAGATTGGCATTGTAGTAGCGAAAGGAACACAAACTATTCTTCTTGACATTGGTGAGTCTTCTCTCATCGATGAGTTACCTGAACACTTAGAATCTGCTTCAGAAGATCCACTTCCTCTCAGTCAAGAAGTCGAAAACCAGAAAGGGAGTGTAAAGTGAATTATAATATTTTCATTAGCCATGCTTGGGAATACACTGAGCATTACAATATAATCGTTCAATTGCTTAATGAAGCTCAATCAAAGTGTGAATTTAACTGGAAAAATTACTCAGTACTAGAACACGACGGACTGATTGATCAGAATGCCCTGATTAGCAAAAAGAAGTTGAAGGAAATGATTGATGAACAAATCAAGCCAGCCTCAATCGTCATCATTCTATCAGAGATGTATGAAACTCACAGCGAATGGATTGATTACGAAATAGATACCGCAATCTCATACAATAAATATATTATTGGCATTAAACCATGGGGGCAAGAACAAGTGCCAACCAAAATTCAAAATAATGCTGACATTATAATTGGAATAAAAGCTCTGTTGTGAATGCTGTCAAAGCAAGATAGAGTTCCATTACTCCCGTTAGGTACTTACTTATCATTGAACTACCGGAATATCTAGAACCCGCACCTGAAGATACACTTATACCTGGGCGGGCAGAGTTTGAGGTTTGAGTTAAAAAGAGCTGAGCAGAATTACTCCTGTGGCGGCTCTTTTGATGTTCAGAAAATGATCAGTAGTTTGGGGTTTGATAAGGTTTGGGGTTTGATAAGAATAGTATATTAATATCCAGGGGCTTCAACCCACTAAAGGAGGAATAACATGACACTCAAATTAGACTTCGTCCTCAGATCACTCCGCGATTCTGGCGATTCTCCTTACGAGACAGCAATCAGGATCATTAAAAGTGAAATTCGCGGAAATACATCACCATTTGCGAAGGTAAGAAGCGTCAAGATCGTCTTGAATGCACTCGACTCACTTAACGATGAAATTAAATAAATCAAACGCCTGATGAGCATACCAAGCGCTTTGGACCTGCTACGGAGTAGGTCGAAACCTACCGGATGTATAATCTGGTATGGTCGCAGAATTCCGCTACGAGTTGACCGTGCATGGATGACCTTTACATAGATTACTCTTTGAAAAATTGATATGATAAAATCGACCTGCTTAATTTTCATCTTGGAGTGATGGTAATGATAAATTCTTTAGAGATAAATAAACCGTTAAAGTCGTATTTTTCTATACCTCAACATCTTTATTGTATGGATATCGCTTGTATAAAAGCCGTGGCTCAAGAAGAAGAACAGGAACCCGATTTAATGGGGCTTATTAATGCTCTATACATCCAAGGTTATTTAGATCTTGAACGTTTATTAAACTGCACATGGAAAGAAATATGTCAGGTGCCGAGGATTGGTATTAAAAAGCAAAGGCTTCTACTCAGTTTACTAGAACGAATTTCTGCAGATCCCAAGACAATAGAAAATCACAAGATCGCCCCAACGGCTACCATTGACAACAAAACGAACATCGGCGAAATAAAATCGGAGAAGATTATTAAGAAGTATAAAGATACGAGGTTACAAGAAGCCACTGAAAAAGAAGCCCGTATAAAGAAGATTAAGGATAGGCTCCGTGAAATGGGGATGATACATTAAACAAGCCCCGCCAGAGTAATTCACTGACGGGGCTTGTCCTTTTCCCGATAAATACGAACCGGAGTATAAAACGGGAGTTATTTATTTAATTAGTCAACATCGTCCATCAATGGACCATAATAGACAGGAATGAAAAAAGCTCTTTTCCCGTACATCTTCGCCCATTCAAGTTCGCCAGTCTTTTGATTCTTTCGGTAAGGGCGGAAAACACCCCAAGCCTGAAACTCGATGCTCCAAGTAAGTTCTTGTCCGTTAATAACCTTCTTGATGTACTTGCTCTGCTTTTTCTTGGGTTTCTCGGAACTGTTGTCAAATGGTATAATATTAGTCATTTTTGATGACCTCCCTGGCAATTGCCAATAAATTGTATCTTGCCGGGAGCTTGATCCATGTGATAATATTATTGTACGATGTTTTTATTAATATTATTTTTGTAGCCGGTTCACTACACACATGGACGCCGATTGTGTCAGTTATGAACCTCTACACAGCCGTTGGCTCCCTACAAGAGCGACGGCTACTTTTTTCTTCTGCCACGTTTTATCCCACCTTTACTTTTCTGTCTTCATTTGCAATTACACTATGAATGTCACGTGCAGTGATATCTCTCTTAAGTTCTTTAATAAATCTTCCGATCGGTATTATAAAATATATATCTTCTAATTCTTCATAACTTATACTCTTGACTCTTTCTTTTTTTTCAATAATAAATTCTCCGTTTTTAAATAATGCAATGTCGTCCTTGCCATATGCCTCTACCTCCTTCTCACCAGTTCTTAATAGATTAATTAATTGGCTTTGTGTTTCCGAGTTCAGTCCTCTGACTCTGAGTAATTGAAGTATCTTCAGGATGCATACATCGGAAAAAGAATATAATCTACGACTCCCTTTTCCAGAAGCTTGGGCAATTTCAGGAATGAAGAACCCTGTTCTTACCCAGGAATCCAAGGTGGCATATGGTATGCCCACCAGTTCCGATACAATAGGCGCAGCATATCCATGTACAGCCATTTCCATCCCTCCTCTGCAAGAATTTCAGATTAATATAATCTGATGTATAAATTATAAACAGAACGATATGCTGATGTCAACATACCTTGTAATAAAAGGTTCAAATCACAAAAAAAACACTATATATAGTAAAAAACACTGTTCGCCGTCACTTCTGAAGACGAACAGTGTTTTTATGTAATCACATCTACAATCTTTTCTATTTTAATCCACTCCCAATCATCATCTTGACGGAATTTAATCTGTCTAAGATACTGATCTACTCTCATAACTATTCCATAGATGGATCTGTCCTCATGTTCCCCAAACAATGTAATCGTGATCGAACTGCAATCCTCTAAAGATTGAGCTAATACCTGTGAGATTTCAGCTAATGCTTGGGGATCCAAATCAGGCTTTGATCGCACCTCTTCATTCAGCGAATCGTCCAGAATCCTATTTTTATGCTCAGGCATTATCATCCGACTTCCCTCCCAAAGTCCATTACCTTCAAGTTTCTTACGCTGTTGTGGTTTCATTGTCTTCGTCGACTCCCTTAATAACTCTCAACGCTCGTGGCAAGTTCTTACCTCTCTGTATGTACCCCTTAATCTCTAGGCGCTCCATGTGCGCATGTATTACCGCTGTAGATGACAACCCTACCTCCTTGGCAAGTTCACGTAACGTTGGTGGATAGTGATTGACTTTGATCATCTTAATCAACGCTTCAAGGACTTCTTTTTCTTTATCCGTTAATAGCTTCATGCAATTGCTCCTTTATCACTTGGCTGCCATGCTAATATGTTTCTCGCCAAAAACATCCTCGGCGCTCCTATATTTAAGCATGTTGCGCGAATCTTCCCGTCCTTTATGCCTTTAATATCAATTTTACGCTGAGTAATCTTGCCGACTTTATCTAAGTAAACAATTTCAACGGTTTGACCAATCTGCATTTGCATGTTGATAGCCTCCCAAAACAAGAACGTTTGTTTGTATTATAACCAAACATGTGTTCGTAAATCAATGTAAAAAAAATACCCCATCGAACATTATGTTTAATGGGGGGTTTATGTGTAAGTTCAAAATTCAAATCTACTCCAACAAAGCCTACGCTTGCTTTTAATAAAAATCCACCAACTTGCGTATACCATGCAGCTAACTCAAACCATTTAAAACAACTAAAAAAGAAGAAGTCCAGTGTTAACTAGACTTCTTCAAACAATTTTAAATTAAAATGTGTATTATATAAATATTAGTACCAAGTACCTGAACCGGAAGTATTAAACTCTATATAAGCTTGGTAAGGATAATAACTAAAATTGTCATGATAATCTTTCACACCTACCAAAAGAGTAGAAGTAACAGCATATGTTCTGCTAGCATCGATTTTTACGCCATCATAGTTTAGATTTGAAACCGTAGTAGTAGAGCTGGAACCGTACATATAAAATCCATTGATATCTCCAAATATGTAAGAAGACCCTCTAGTCTCCCTATTATAAGAAACATAAGCTCCTAAATTTCCTGAATGTCCAGAGAATTTGACATACTTTGATACTGAGCTTATCTCTACAGATCTAGGAGATATGTTAGCTACTTCTTCTCTTTCAACCGATGGATTTTGAGATCTTACCAAAGCGTTTTCCCACAGTGCTTGTGATTTTTTGTTGTGAGCATCAAGTTCGGTCAAAAATTGGTTTAACTCTGTTTCAGAATTAACATCTACTGTAAAAATAACATTTTCGTTTACTGCTTGAGCTTCACTCTCGACAGGTTCAGTAGCAGCATTTGCTGCAATAGGAATTGACAAGCTGAGACTAATAGCCATTGTACTCACGATAATTTTTTTTAGCCCTTTGTTCATAAAATGTTACCTCCCATTTTTATTATCTATCACTGCATAAAATGCAATAATAAAAGAAATAAAATTAATCGAAATAACACATGACAATAATGCAATTTCACTGCTACCATATGGAGGTAGAATTTTGAAATAAATGAATAGCATTAAATTTGCTAGCGGAAATGATAGTAATGATAAAATTATACTCGGCATTATTTTTTTCATATTTTCTCCTCCGTTGTAATCGTTATATAATATATACTATATTTTGTCAATAAATCCAGTGAAAAAATATCCAAATTCAAACAATTGTATGACACAATATCCAATAAATCATTAATGCCTATAAGAGTGTGATAGACTTAAATTTCCACTATTTTTAACCTTTACAATGGACAGGATTTTTTTTGACGAACAATTTTATAAATAGTTTATTAATTTAATTGCTCCCAAAAAATAAGAAACCGAAAACCTGATTTCGAAACACAAAAAAACAAACAGTTAAAGCTGATTGGTTATTTGTTATATTGCTTATGCCAAAACCATCCTAAACTCAAATTCATTTCTCATGTAATAAGCATCAGCAACTTTGACACTAACAGGACTCCATTTCTGGATTGGACCCTCACAATCAATTATACAGCCGGCCAGTTTACCACGGCGTTCAATTATATCCACTTGAGACTGTTTTAAGGCAACTGTTAGAAATTCAGAGTCTGTCTTTAGAACTTTATATGTATTGCTTATACACTCATCCCTAAAAGGTAAAATATTAGACCTCAGTTTTCAGAATTCCAATTTCTTAATCGTTTAAGGTCTTTATTTATGCATGATTTCTTCAATTTTCTTCTTTTACTTAATTTTTTTATATCAGAGACATTATCGTATGAAAGTTGGATGTAAAAATAGTTAATAAACTCTAAGATAGCAAAGAAATAAATGAATAAAGAAATTAATAACCCACCTATTGGCAAAGACGGATACCATTTAATTAAATCAAAACCAAATACAACTATTGTAGTCATAATCATAACTATGTCCAACGTTTTTGAATAACGTAATTGACGAACGACATTAATTGGAGTTATAGAGTTATTCTCATTTCGTAGTCTCTTAAGCTTTACATACCAATAAATCGTCCCTTGCAATAAAAGAAACTCAAGAATGATAAAAGATATCCAAAATGAATATAGTGAATATAATTGTAGATTGGGGAATTCGTAATTTAGTAGAAAACTAATCGGGACAAAACCAATTAAAGAAAATAATTCGCCAGAATATAAATAAGCCAACCTTTTTTCTAACCGTTTCTTCAAAACTAATTTCTCACCACGCTTTCAAGATTTAGAGGCCCATAAAAATAACATCAAACACTCTATCATTACACTCTTAAAAATAACCTACCCTACCTACGGTAGGGTAACGGAGTGTCAGAACATAATGAAATTATATATTTTTATCTGGAACATTATGTATATGCACTCTATATCACTGGTAAGGAAACTTACCTGAAACAAAAAAAGCCCCAGACAGGGGCAGATGCTTGTAGTCTATGCTGCAATAAGATTTACGATCTCTTGTAAACAATGGATATTATCCGTTTTGAGTAACAATTTAGCAATTTCATCAATACGGCTGTACACGGTAAATACACTTTCGTTTTCAATCATTTCGATTTTTTGAACAAGACCTTTACTGTTAAAGAAATAATTCGCGATAATCTTTTTACCTTCATCTAAAAAAACCACTTCTGCCATAGTTCCCTGCAGGTAAGAATCGAATTTAACGCTTAAGTAATCCGGGTCTTTAAGGTTTTCCAATAAATCTTGTGGCCACACAGAATTTTTGTAAATCAAGTCATATAACTCATTAGTAATACTAATCATTTGTGTTCACTCCTTCATAAGGATAATTGTATCATTTCAGCCAAATGCTTAACAAGGTCTTCTAGGTATTCCTGTGCCCTAAAGAAGTTATCTAAAGTCCATACATCCCTAGGGCCGAATTCTTCTTTTAATTGTTCGTTTAGATACCTCGTGACTAATCCGGCATTATCAAGCTTCGGATCATTTTTCAAGTAAAAATACTTAGAAGGTAGCGCCTTAGCAAACTCTCTCCCCTCCTTCTCAACCCCGAACTCACTAATAAGTTTAGCTGGAATGTTTGAATAAACATTGTCATGAAACTCCTTACGTACAAACATCCGATATTTTTTAGGAGACTTCAACAAAGGATTTTCATCCTTGGGTTTTTCTTGAGAAATAATAAACTTTCTAATATCTTCTTCGGTTGAATTAGGTAAAATACTTTTGAAGGATTCAATTTTTTCTTGTAACTCAGCTTCAAACTTCTCATTTTCCTCTGTTAATGTTGTTGTTAAATAGTACTCCGATTCAGTATCAAGTTCTCCTAATAGTTCCACACTTGCAATGCCTTTTTCATAAGTCCCACCTAATTCCCTGGTCAGATCCCTTTCTTTCTTCTCTTGTTCCCTCACCTTTTCAATCACTTCTTTAATTTTAAGTTCTTTCTGATACTCCCGCCACAAAGGTTCCAGTCCTAAGTCTCTATGAGCAATTACTATTCCGATATTGTCGGAGGGTTTCATTGTGCCGGGCTCATCGATATATCTTAATATTCGTCCGATAAATTGAGAGTAAGGCGCTAAAGATTTAAAAGGCCTGAAAATCGCCGCTACAGATAAGTATATATGGTCATAACCTTCCCCCAACATTGCAACATGCACAATTACATCACATCTATTATTCTCGACATCAGTTAATATCCTTTTTCTTACATCTTTATCAAGATCACTGTGAATTAATCTTGCTCTAAGCCCCTTTTCTTCATACATTTTTTCCAAGGCTTCTGCATGATCGATACTACATGCAACTGCAATGATCTTATGAGGTATGTTGGAACCTAATTTCTTCGCTCTTAATGCATTGATACTCTCATCAATGATTTGCTCGTTGCATTCACGTGATAAAGCAACACTTCGGGCTATGTAGTTATCATCTTTAATACCGAGGGAACGAACTTCATCAATCGTATATTTTTTAGTAAAATCATTGTCAATCGTCAAATAAACCTTCTCGGGTAATAGTTTAAAGTTTTCTAGTGACTTAACAATATTTTGTTGCATAGCTCTTCCTAAGCCATAATCAGTGATTATCTTTCCTTCAATAGGTTTTCTGTCCGTTCTAAAGGGGGTTCCCGTTACTTTGATTACTTTTGATTTATTGAAATAATTCAATGCATTTTGCCAAGTGTCGGCAGGTGAATGATGTGCTTCATCAATAATAATCATATCGAAAAAATCAGGATCAACTCGCTTTAAAAGAGAATTTCTAAAGCGAGTAGTTAATTTATGTATATTCAAAATTACGATGTTGCTATTTTCTAGTTCTTCTTGATTTATGTCGTTATCGTATTCATTTACGATAGGCAATTCCTTATACTCTTTCATCACTTTTCTTTTCAACCAAAAATTATCTGGTACAGATGGATCTAAGGACTCAATAACGTGATCTTTAATAACTAACTGTGGAGTAATTATCAAAACGCGACCTTGACATAATCCAAATGGAACTAACCCCATGACGCCAGTTTTTCCTGCGCCTGTCGGCAAAATGATTATTGCATCTCTACTTGAGCCCTCTTTATTGAAGTGATTAAAAGCATCAATATACGCCAGGATCTGTGGCTCTCTTAGATCGTCATTGTCTACAATTGCTGGCTTTGCCTTCATAAAATAATGTAAATCAAATTGCATCTTCTTAACCTCCGATGTATTTTATTGTTGGCTCTCTCCCTCTAAGAACATTCGCCAAAAAAGAAAATATTCCCTTTATTTTTGTAATTTTTTCAATAAAAATCCCAGCAGCCGAAACCAGTTGTCAAAAAAATGACCCTACCAACAGCCGGCAGGGTCTATATATATATTATAAGGGGGTTATGTGATTATTATAATCTTCTTAGCTTAGGACTGTATGAAGAGACGATAAATGTTTGCTTAATGTTCTAGTCACCAACAAGATCTAATGGGCACAATACAAAGCGTTTGAGAATTTAGATAAAGCATGAACAAAGGATAATGACCAGCAAGATATAAAGAACCAGAATCGCACCAGTGGATGTGAATCCAACATGGTGATGGCCAACGCCACCAACTCCTCCAACATTTCCACCCATTTATTTTTCCTCCTTTGCAAATGAATTAAGATAACTTATGTGGTTGTTTCGCCTCATGCTTGGGCATGTGTCACCAATTAAAAAGAAAAACCAGCTATAACAAGTGAGCATAATCCCAAACGCTTGGGGAATTACTTATTAGTAGTCAGTGTAGCCGTTTTGGTCACATTATCCCACGTTACATCAGCGCCTAGCGCTTTACCTATTGCAGCTAGAGGTACATATACTCTCCCTTCGATCAAAACGCTCCCGTCTGCTAGCTTACTGCCGTTCACTACTGTATTTGCCTTATCTACTCTCACGTCTTCACACTCCTTCAAGTATCGATCTATAACAGCAGATGCTTTCGCCATAGCGATCTCTGACGGCTTAGCACCCGCACGTAATTGTGAGGTTGTCAGCCCAAAAGTTATTTGAAAATGTGGTGCATCCTTAATCGAAACAAAATCACCGCCCCATTCAAAACCAAGAGCTTTAGCCTCCTGAACTACCTCCATCCAATCAGCTACCTTGTCACCATCACCGTCACGTTTTAAATCCCAAGATACCTGTTTGCCATCTGGCAGTAACAATCCGAAATCGATAGCTAGTCCATAGTTATGGTAACTGGTGCCTCCCTTGGCATTCGTGACTATGCTACCTGGCTTAGTACGTCCTTGAGCATACAATGCGTCCTGCTCGGCAATTGTGCGAAGCCCTTGGGTAATGACTATATTTACTCCCCGAATATAACAGCGCTCAATCAGCGCTACGGTAGCAGTCTTAACGACTAGCTGCAGCCCGGAGAGCCGCGCGGCGGACTTTGCCTTTACTTGATCTAGCGTCAGTGTCATTACTCTTCATCCCCTTGTCTGCTCGCTGCCCTTTTGACCTTTTTATCTAGCTCACTCCCTACCCACTTGAGCACTACTTCCAAGATCGGCAACGGAAGTGAATCTCCCCATCCTGCTCGAATTGAGTTTGCTGTCATGCTCTGCAAAACGTGGTACAAGGTCCCGATAGACAATGCTCCAAATATCGCTCCAGGCAACCCGAACACCATATCAAGCAGATGTCCACCCGCGGGAAGTAGCAACATGAAGAATGTCCGGAAGACTCCATCAATTCCATATTTACTGGCATATGTGTTATCCTTTTTGGCGGCTCGAATACCAGATAACCAATCCATGATAATAAAAAATAAAAGTGCGACCATGATGGTTACGACAGCGTCCGCCTCCCCGTATAAAAAATCAAATGTTGGAATAAGTACTGCGCCTACTGTTGACGCAGCAATTTGAGATTTTGTCATTACAATTCGCCCCCTTTCTATTGTTTTTCCGAATTTATTGCTGGTTCTAATTTTGTGTTTTCTTTTGGTTGCAATGCACCTAACATTTCACCGATTCTATGATCAACTTGCTGCAAAATCTCAAATTGTCGTCCTGGGTAAAATTCTAATACTGTTATAATCGCTTCAACTAATTCTTCAGCAGGTCTCGTTAGATCAAGTGCTAATTCAAGTTTTTTTATAATCACCAAAGGTTACGCCTCCTTTCAGGCAAAAATAATAACCATCCAGTTATGAATGGTTACGCAATGCCGTTTTTCTTTTCGTATATTTTAATCAGCCATTCCCTGCCCAGCTGAGTGAATCGCCGATGATACACAACTCTGCCGCTGTCCAGAACCTCTTGTTTAATCTCGACATAGCCACAATCGGAGTATTTGCTGTACAGTAGCCACGTCTCATTCTGCTTGAATTGAATGCCCCGATCTTCCAAATCTCTATTGAGTGCATTGGCAGACTTAAAGCCGATCTCCTTTGCAATCTCTGTGGCGGTGTAGGTCTTATTAACGTGCATCAAAATGGCATTTGTTCGTTCGGCCTGAACCCGCGCGGCACGTTCCTCTTTGAGCTTTGTCAGCAGTTCAATTCCGAAGTCGGGGTTGTTCAATATGTTGTCGATTACATTGTCTGTTGCGTATATTCCATGTTTCTGGATTGCTGGGAGCATATCTTCGTACAGCCAATCCTGAAAAGGGATAGCTTTCGGTTGAGCAGATTGTCCTAGAACGCGGTTGAGTGAGAGGCTGGAAATAAACTTTTCTCCAGCATTATTGAGCTTTCGGACATTTCGATTCAAAATGTCCGAATTCTTGATGTGATAAATCTGTTCCTCTTTGCAAAACTTCAGAACATGATTTGTTGCGGATTCTCCTTGGTATTCAAGTGCTATAGACACATCTTTCGCCCTAATAATGAAGTCGCCCTTGAATTCAATATTAACGTCTGCTTTTGTAAGAACTGCCACTTCGTGTTGCCCTTCAAAGAAAAAAATGCTACTTTCGCTCATCAATAGTTCCTCCGTTCAATTTTGGACATGAAAATAAGCCTCCGAGTTATCGAAGGCTTTCTACTATCAAGCTTATATGTGTTTTGGTACTTGTTCGCTACGGTTATGTCATTAATTAATTATAGCCCAAACAACTCAAATTGTTTACAAGTACGAATTTGACTTTTTAAGATACACAAATAAAGGCCCCTCCTTAGGAGAGACCTTCTTAGTTATAGAATAGCACTGCTTTAATACTTTCACACTACGGTCTTAAGGCTTTAATTGACCCTTTAGTTTCTCTATTTCTGCATTTGCTTGATCAATTAGTTTCTGTTGTTCTGCAATGTATGCCTTACTTTCTTTAATCCGTTGCTCAAGACTAGATATTACTAAAGCACTTTCTGGTGTTCCATTATCAGATTCTTTAGCGGCAATTAAATTAGCTTCTGAAGAAGCCAATTCACCTTTAGTTGTGATTTCTATGTTGCTTTCAAGGTTTGTAATAGTGGCTTTTAATGTACTGATTTTCACACTATTCTCTTCAGAAATACTTTCAGAAGATTCCGATAACATAATTATTTTCTTCCCTTCTACTTTGAGATTTACTCCAGACGCTTCAGCCACAGCACGAACAGGCGCATAAGCTGAGCCATTAATCACAACAGCATCAGCAAGTTTAGTGCCATTTTTTTCTACCGTGAATATACCCTGGACTTTTTGTCCAAGCAACCCGCTTGCTGCAAATGTTGGTACTGCTCCAAATAGTAAGGCCCCGACGATAACTCCAGATATAAATTTCTTCATAAAACTCACTCTCCTTGGTAAAGATTTCATATGTCTATTATCGCCATAAAGAGATAAAAGTTTCAATCTTATTTAGGAATATTGACTTGAGCAAGTAATGCACCTGTAGCACTCCATAACTTAAGATTCCGACTTGTAGTATCAAACGTCATATTTGATGCAGCAGAATTCAAGCTTGCTTTGGAATTTATAGTCGTTTCCAGATCTTGTATACTTGATATCTTCAGTCCGTATACATTAGCACTTGAAAAATCAACTGAACCAGCAAAGAACACCCGATCTTCAAAAGAGAGTATTTGAAGTGGTCCCTGAGCATATAGAAATGAAAGATATTCTTCAGCATACATCCCAGCTCTCTCTATTCCACTTGGCGACCAAAAACCAATACCTGAATATTTGTGTAAACCATCGTTTGAGATCGTTACACGCTTAACTCCATTGGAGTCATAAGATCTTAATCCTCCCGAACTCATCTCTACTCTTTCTCCGATCGCACTCGTTCTTAGAAGAGCACCTGTAATAATCCCTCCAACGATTTCCCCACCAGCATAAATTGTCCCTTCAAAACTTCCACCTTTAGCATTTATGGTTCCTTGGAATGTTCCATCAGCTGCATAAACACTGCCCGAGGAATTAACTACAAATTTGCCGTTTCCTACATTGATGGATGATCCCACAATAGCCCCGCCAGAAAAGTTAGAATTCGCTATTGAGGCATAGTTTGCCGTCAATTTATTAGCTACCAAGTTACCAACCATATCTACTCGAAAGGGCGCTTCATTAAAGTTTGAGTGTCCCGCTGCTATACCATTGGTATTGATTTGAGTGACGGCATTTCCAGTTCCGATCAACATTGATACAAAGCTACCAAACTGTCCAATTACAGTTTCAGCTAAAACGCCACGTGCTGTCACTGCTGATCGTACCGAATTCCATCCATCAGTTGAGATACCTAAACCTTTGGAAGTGAGTCTGACTTGTTCAAGGTGATTTGTCTTTTCTTGCGCCAATATTCCCCCGTCAGGTGGATATATCAATTCTGTTTTTGAGTTATTAATATCTGTAATGACTTGCTTTGCCACTGCTTCAAACAGTTCAGTTCGAATTCTGCCATTAGAATAAAGGTTGTCTACAAGCTTTTTGCTCTTATCCAAATCAGCAATAATATCATCCATGTCTTTAACTTCAACATTAGATAATACTGCCTGAGCATGCTTTTCCTTTGTATATGGGTATTCCGTCAATTCCATGATCCGAGATTTAAGGTTAACTAGCCCGATATCTGGATCATAGCAATAGGCGGTATCCCCGAGGTCTGGTTTCACCGCATTGCTTCTAATTTTGTACAAGTCTGCGCTATCCGCAGTGACTTCAAAGCTAGGAATCTCCTTCTCCCTCAATGTCTTTCTACCAGCTTCCAGCAGATCCGAAACTTCTTCAATATCTTGCTCTATTATTTCCCCATCGAAATACGGCACCGAATTACTCCCCCAGCTCGCAGCAAATGGAGAGATAAGATAATTAACTTGCAGAATTCCGTTAACAATTGCCCCTGGCACAGACTCCAGCAGTGTTCTCTCTTCGTTGGTGAGGATCGATGCAGGTTGACCTATCCAAGTTCTACCATCCTTCATTTGGCAAAATAGGCGTGTCACAAGCGAAGAAGCATCATCTTTAAATTGATCTGAAACAATGTTTTTCTGTATACGATATTGCATGCCTTCATCTTTACCAATTTGCTTCTTGAGGCGAATGACAAAGTTATCCGCCTCTATCTCGCATCCATACATTTCAATGACCTTGTTTAGTGCCTGAAGGCAGTTCCCTTGGCCGAAATCTTTAACATCGCAAAGATCAAATGCATCATCAATGGCAAATGTAAAACGTCCGCCGGTTGCGGCAGAGATGAGATTTGTAAGTTGCGAAATATGCACACCATACGCTTCAGCGATGTAGGAAACGTATGGGAACTTGAAATCGGTTAGCTTGAACATTACGTGTGTGCACATGATAGACGCTGTGAGTTTTCGATCTTCTCGAACCCGAGACCGGCTATTAATCACATAGAACTGACCGCGCTCATCTTTGACATGACCTTTGATCAATATTTTCTCTAAGTAGTCTCGTGAATTCATCGGGACCAAAAAAGACAACTCGTAATCTGAGTTTATACGGCGTTTTCTGGTAACATCATAGGATTTTACTAAAGACCCTATTGCCACCATATTCTTATCGTAAGATTCCAAGAAATCCAACTCTTAACCTCCTTATTAGCCAAGGAAAATTTTCCTTATCAAAAAAAATAGCCCCCGAAGCAGCTCCGAGGGCAAAATAAACGCCTGCTATGTGGCACTATCTAATAACTCTTGTACGCCACTCTTCCATCGTAGTGGAACATCGTCGATTGTCTTTAAATCCTTTTGGATCAAATCAAAATATACTTTAGCCACATTACTCACCTCCAATCAAACCAGCGATTTCAGCGAGTGCTAGTTGCATCTCTGTTTTATCAGCTTCTTGAGCTTCAGCAAGTTCCGTTAGAGCAAGCTTGAGTTCTGTATTCTCGGCACGTAGTTGTTCGAGCTCCGTCTGATCCCCGGGCTTCGTCAACTCCGCAATCTCTTCTGGTGTTAATCCCTCGATCCATAGGTTATCAGGCTGTGCAGGAGGTGTATAAACTGGCTCAGGACCTTGTTCCTCTCCCTCCGCCCATCGCTCCCGCCAATCGTGTAGCTCGTCGGCATAGTCGCTCTGTGCCTCTAGTACAGCGTCCTGATAAGCATCCCATGCTAATAGATCAAATCGCGGATGATACAACCCGTTCGGCAACGTAATGCCTACGAGATAGCCGATGATCTCTCTTGGCTGTTCTGGTTCTTTGGATACGTCCGCCTCATCTTCGATCTCCCTGTCTTCCGGCAGATCTGGCGCTTCTTCTGGCTCTGGCTGGGCATAAATAGGGACGACCCCAGTAAAGGAGTCGTCCACTGATACATCATCTATATACTGACCGTCCAGCTCTGTTCTAGGTATTAGTTTCAATTTTCATCCCTCCTTTATACTGTTGAAAAACTGAAATCTAAAACTAATAAACCGTTATAGAAAACTCCGCCTGAGGCTCCTAAACTTACTCTACCGCTTGTAGTGATATCCATAATACCTGTAGACATCGCAGTTCCGTTAGACGATGATGCAGTTACTACAGTCTGGATAGCAGGGCGATATCCTACAGGTAACATAAATAACAGAGTATCAGCCGCACTCACTCCACTACTAACGGTTCCTCTAACATGTACTATTCCAAAACTATCTTTGTAGAAACTAGCACTAGAGATAATTGAGGTGAATTGTACCCATCCATTAAGCAATGTAGGGTATAACCATGCAGGAGTGTCTTTCTCTGCTTTCTTGGCGGCTAACGCACTAACGGTTGAGCTTATCTCTGTCACTGCGTCGGTTAAATCATGCAACTGTCCCTTCTCAGTGGCTGCGTAAAAGCCAGTAACTCCCGGTACAGGGGATTTATCCAGTTTAATGTAAGAGACACTGTAAGAGGCGCTAGGATCGTAGTCTGCTGCTGGAATAGTAGCTAACTGTTTTCCGAAGGCTGAGACAAAATCAAGGACCGTCCATCTGTCGTCTTGTCTGCTATCCCTAAAAATACGCAGTATCTTATCCGCTCTGTATTTTAGGGTGTTTCCAATCAGCCCCGCGTTATTGAGGTGGTACTTATTCCCTGTTGATTCCCATACCGGGGTTGCACGCTCACGTGATACATACCCATTACCTACCTCTATAAAGTTATCTCCTTCAATTAGTGATAGGCTGCCATCCTCCTGCACTGTTTCAGTTACAGGAGTTGCTAGGCGGTATAGGAGTTGATAAGGTTTCCATCCTACATGTCCGTAGTTTTGGTCTGTAGGCAAGGTGCTCGTTCCTGTAGAGGTATCTCCCATTACAAATCGCCATGCTTTTGTACCACTGATATACGGAGTAGTAAACGTTGCCCCTGACACGCTACCCATTTGGTAACCGTTAAAATAAGCCTTTATCTCGTCAGTACTCGGGGTATAGGAGTCTCCCCAACCGGAGTCAGTAGAGGAAACAGTGACTGTTGTATTTCCGGATGCTGAGGTACGATAAACGTCTGCTGCTGCCGAAGATGGAACATCACTGAAAGTTTGAGTTAACACCTTCCCATCAAATTTCACTAACGCCGATATAGAAGAGTCCGAAAGTGTTGGCGCTATCCCCAATGCTCTTAGTCGTTTATAACCTGTATGTGTGCTGAGCACTGTCCAATCTTGCAGTCCTGACAGCGTGATCTCACGCCATAACTTCGTTACCTCATACCGTCCGTTAACCTCACGCAGTATATCCGGTTCACTGCCGTCATTTGGGTTAGCGTGTAACTCTACTCCACCAAAGGCAATAAGAGAGTCTTCACGTGGCTGGAACGGGGTGACCGTGCTGCCGATTTCGAGTTGAATATTGTCGTAGCGCTTCGTTTGGACTGCTGAGGTATTGTAGGAAGCATAGAGTAAGAACTGAACCTCCGTTTCCGCCCCAGTATTGAACGTTACAGACTTTAACCCTGTCCCACTTACTCCTGAGGATATTCCCGTTCCGTCACTGCCTTTTCGCACGGATATGACTGGTGCGTCTGTCCCTGAAATAATTGAAGCAACGTAAGATAACGTATAGCTCGTGTTAGGTAAAACAGGATATTTCTTTGTTGTTGCATATCGAAATCCATTTGCATCTGACGTTACTGAAACGCTATTAGAATCATTTTCAATATAACTTACGCCCGTTAAAGTGCTTGCAATACCACCGTTGTAGAGATTCCTACCATATCGCCGCACATAGAGTCCATCTACTCCATTAATACCTGGAGGTACATAAGGTAAGAGACGGTCTATAGCTTCGCCTGTGATTGTGGTTCCTATGGCGGCGTAATCTGCTGCGGATACGGCGTATAGGCGGACCTCATCAATATAAACTGTAGCTGCTACAGGTGGTACTTCCATTCCAGCAATAACGCGGAACCCACTACCCACCAATGTATTTGAGATAGGCACTTTAAGATATATTAATTGCCACTTCCCCGTAATTGATGTATCTGCATTTGCAGTGTACCTCGTTGTTACCGTGTTGTAGTCTCTCAACGTAACTCTAATCGTTCCGCTAGTATATGACTGGATATAAACCCAGCAAGCGAGGATATAATATTTAGTGCTATCTAGACTAACCGGAAAATCCCGAATTATATAAGCGGCTGCGGACGTGGATGTAAATTTAAAAGATGACACTCCGCTCTTTAGCATTTCAGTTGAAATTGAAGCCCCGCCGGACACAGACCATCCCGTTAAACTCTCTCCACTCCCAGCCCCACCAAGTAAATCTATCAACGTCCTACCCTGTACCTTTAATCCTTGTAGTCTAGCGTTCTTTGTTGCGTTTAAGATTTGCTGACCAGCTGATAGGATGACTGCTGTAGTAGCTTCGGTATCCATTCTCTTTCTGTCGTCTGCACTCATAAGCCCCGGTGCTGTAGTTGTTGCAACAGGAATAGGATCAGATCCACCAGTTAAATGACTGGATGCATGAGCGCCAGGAGCAGCGGTTCCTGTTGCTGTTACAATCATAGTCTTTGTAGCTGGGTTATTCGTTACTGTGATCCCTGTACCACCAGTAACTGTGAGCGTGTCTGACTTATCTCCAGCAGGGATATTATTGACCTGAGAAAATGCTTTCTGATTGACTTCCGCACCAGCCTGAATACCCGCCAGCTTGGTATGCTCCGCAACACTTGTATGCAGATCACTGTTGTTCATGTGTGTATTAGCTGCCTCCAGCGTAGTAGCCGGGGCTGTACGCCAGGATGACTTGCCGGTGATTGCTTTGATCATGTTGGACAGCCAGCCCAGCAGGGTTGTAATAGTTCCGGTGTCTCCTGTCGGAGCTGTGGTATCCGCAATAGTTCGGTTTCCTATCACGGTGTCTGTAGCAGATCCAGCCCCACCAGCTCCGGTCGTGATCCCCGCCAGCTTGGTCTTCTCGGCTAATGTGGTATGAAGATTCCCATTGGCGATATGCGCATTAAAGTCGCCCACAGCAACATCATGTGCATCCAAGGTCGTTTCAATATCAGCATAATTATCGTTGTGTTTATTCAAATTTGCCATATCAAGTTCTTTAGTTATCGTTCTACGGTTAAATGACATATTTATAGTCCCCCTCTCAATAGAGATATTTGTACCTAAAAATAAATGCGAGATTCAGCGATAACGAACTGCCACTTACTGTAAATAATGTATCCCCTGGTTTTAGTTTAAAGAAAACTGAATTACTTCTTGAATAAGCGTTTTGTCCATTGAGGAAAACTGTGCATTCATCTGGATCACAATTAATCTCCCACACATCTGAAGCACTGCTCGTGCCGTATAGTATGAGTGTGGATAGTCCATCGGAAAGACTGAAATTTGAGAACGCCCCACTAATTCGAATGATCGGGAAAGCCTTAACGGTGCCCTCATTCCGAACGACGACGTTCTGACCACTTGTACTGATCCACATTGCATAATCGCTGTACGAATACCCTTGCCCATATACCAATCCTTGTCCATATTCACGAACGGTTGTATCCTGGATTGATTCAGGATATGGATTGTTCATCTTGATGGGGATTGAAACCTCTCCATCAAAAATCAGCTTTGTGATATCCATCGTCCCTGCGTATCTACCTATAAATCTTTTTCCCGGGTGATCTTCAAAGGTAAATACAATATCTCCTTTTTGGATGTTAAAAAGAGCCGCTACAAGAGCGACTCTTCTTTGGTAATCTAATGTAGGATCATCGGCCATTATTATGCACTCAAGATTGAATGGTCTAGGGCCGTAGGTGCTACCGAAGTCTAACGCTCCGTCACGATCAGCCAGTTCAATTGTATTGTCCTTCGTTGGCGGCAAGACAGGGATATTATGAGATTTCAGCCCCAGCCCGATACTCGCAAACGAAACTCCATCCGCTGTTGCTGCAATCAATTATTTTGCCCCCATTCTTGATTGTGACCTACGTACAAAGTTATCTTTCTCAGTCCAAAACACCCTCGCTGTAGAATCATCCGCAATATAAATATCTCCCATATTGACTGCAACGTCGCTACGGATATCATGCCCGAGTCCAGATCCTCCTGACGCTGCTGGCATTGAAAATTGAGGTAAGGAGTAGTTTATTGAAGGCATTTTGAATTCCGGCATTTTAAAAAGATTGTCATGCTGCTGTTCAGTGTAAAATCTCTCACCAACCTTAGCCTTTACAATAACTTCTTGCCCTTTGAAATCACCTTTGACTTCACCACCGGTATGGAATGATTGCAATTTCCCGGTATCCTTTGTTATTCCATACAATTTACGCAATTCTTCATTTCTCGCCGTTAGCCTAGCCGCTTCTGTTGCATTTCCTGAAGATTTGGCGGCTGTCCAAGCATCCTTATTGGCGTTGTACTCGATTAAATCTAAATCCCTCTTAGAAGCACCACCTACTGATAAAGAGGTTGTAGATCCGCTCACAGTAGATGTTAGTGCAGTAATAGCGCTCATCTTTGATTGATAGTCTGCGATAAACTGATCCAACTGAGCTAATATCTCGGCATTCTTCTCGGATTCCTTCAGTACTTGGATGTTTTTCATCAATTCCGCGCGGTTGGCAGTATCGGAAGAAAAGTCCTCAAGTGCTTGGAGCAACTCATCGTAATGTGTTTTAGTAGCTTCGATGTCCTTGTCATAGGCTTCCTTCTTAGCGTCCTTTTCATCTTGAAGGGCTTGCTTCTGCTCTTCCAGGCTTCTCTTAGCTAAGGTGCGCTCATGATCGAGTTGCAACTTCTCAATGTCTTTTTGAACCTGTTTCCGTTCCGCGATTCCATCCGGTCCTACGGCTGAGGCAAGCAAAGCTAATCTAGCTTGTTTCTCTGCTAGTGCACTCTCGTAGTCTTGGTCTTCATTTAATTCCTGTTGCTTACTAAGTAAATCATCAATAGCTTGGATCTCAGCATCCTTCGCAGCAACATAAGCATCCCGCTCTGCCTCTATTGCTTTAATAGCAGCACTTTTAGATGATTCGATGCTCGTCTTATAGTTTTTGGCTAGCGTCTCAACGGTCTTGGTTTCGTCTTCGATCAGCTTCTGACGTAATGCATAGACTTGTTCGTCTGCTTCCATCCGTTGATCTGTACCAACACGATAAATAGCCTGAATTTTCAACCAGTCCTGCAATTCACTTTCGGTAGTAGTCTGACCCATAGCCTTTCTATAGTTCAAATCCTTTTGAAAGTCAGAATATTGTTGCTCAAGCAAGCTTTTCTTTTGCTCGTAAATCAGCTTTTCTAACGCAAGGCTCTGCTCGGCAGTTCGATTTTTATCTTTTGCCATGCGTTCATAGGCTTGTAGTTCCATTGTGATGATATTAATCTTACTTTTTCCAGCCATCTCCATCTTAGTGGCTTCTTTATCAATCCATGTCTGGGAATTTTGGTAACGAAGCTCATTGTATTTCACCGTCAGATCAAATACTTGTTTTTGAGCTTCCGCTTTTTGTTCTGTAGTTAAATAAGACTTCGACAACTCTTTATTATAAAAATTAAGTGATGTCTTCACCATTTCGACTTCTTGGAGATTTGCCTGTCTCATTTTTTCGATTTTCTTCTCAAGAATCGAAACATCTTCGTTGTACCTACTATCATTAAGTGCCTGAATGTCTCTAGTCCATTCTTTTAAGGCATCTTTATCTTCGGCAAGGTATTGCTTATGACGATTCTTAAGTCGCTCGTAACCAGAAATCTGTTGTTCTATGGACCAACCTTGCCGTTCTGCTACATACTGGAAGTTATCCATTTCCTCATCATATGCTTCCTTGCGTGCAGCAGCCGCTTCTTTTGCTGCCTTTTCTGCCTTTTCTGCATTTGATGATTTTGATTTATCCTTACTACCACTTTTATCTTTAGAATTTTTACTAGAAGATACACCAAAGGATGGATCTTGATACATACTGCTAAGTGCAGCTATTTTATCATCGTAAACTTTAGACGCTGTATCGTAATCATCAATAATGCTCTGAATTTCCGCTTCTGCTGCTGCTTGAGCAATACCCGCTTCTCTAAACTGTGATTTAAAGTATTTGAGATCGTCTCCAGTTTGAGTAACGTTATCTCCTGTGATAGCCTTACTACCATTTAACTGAGCCTTTAGCTGTGCCAAGCTCTTAATAGCATCTGCTTCAATTTGATAGGCAGATAATCTTTCGTCGGTAGCTACTTTTGTATTAAATGCTGACGATTTCTCAGAATTTAAGTCATCAATAGCTTTCTGGATTTTCATTTTCCGTAGATTGTTAACCGCATCCGTCTCAAATGCCCATCCATCTGCAGTTTTATAAATCGCTGATGCAAGTTCGGGATATTTGTTAATGAGATCCGTAGCGTTTGAAGCATTTAAGGACTGACCTTTTGCCAGTTCATCTAGTACTCCGTTTAGTTCCGAAACCGTTTGACTATTTCCTTTGACTGTTGATGCCCATTCTTCTTGCGCTTTTATGAGGGCTTTAACTTCATCAGATAGTTCTTCTGTTGATAAGGAGGCAGCGTCCGTTGAATCTGAGTAACTCTCCATTGAATCCGCTGAATCTGCTGCAGCTGTGGCCAATCTACTATTCGCTGCTACACTTGCCTCCGTGACACCATTAAGGGCATCAATGGCTGATTTACTTGCATGGATTTTTTGCTCTTCTTGGGACAGTTCTGTTCCCAAAGAAATCATCTCATTGCCCCACATTTCCCGTAGGGTTTGAACTGTTTTTCCTAATACCTTATCAACTAAACTCAGGTCGCTCTCTGAAGCGTTTTTAATAGCGAGGTCAGTATAGGCAATCTCCTGCTCTAACTCTGCTTTTCGCTTCGTGGCAGCATCCAAATTCGCTTGTTCGACGATTTTGATACTCTCAGAATATCGTGTCTTCCATTCTTCAATTTTTTGAATATCCAACTCTTTCGCATTACCAAGTTCATCCCATTGTGATACAAGACCAGGCATCGTGGCACTGAGTCGATCCATTACATTCGCCAGTTCTGATTTCGCAGCAGAAACTTCTTTGTCCGATTTAGTGTTATCGTCAACGATAGATTTCAGTTCGTCGTATCTAGCAACTAGTTCAGCTGTTTTTCGATTCTGTTGCAGAGTCTCATCATTCACTTGACTTTGTGTACCTTTATAATAAGCCCATGCGGTTGTCGCTGCGCCTACGACTAGAGTAATGGCTGTTAATGCCGCACCAATCGGCGTAGCAATAAAAGCCTTTTGGGAAATATTGGCGGCATCAGTAGCAACCTTCATCCCAAGCATCCCTTTAGCCGCGGCAGCGACTCCTGTAACCAAAGAAACCAGAGTTTGTCCAGTCAGAATCCTGGCTCCCGTGTTTAAAACCGTAATTGCTCCACCTAACAAAAGAATCGATGTGACAGTATTTTTGATGGGCCCTGGTAGATGGTTAAACCCATCCAGTAAGATTGTGGCTTGGCCTACAATTAACTTTAATCCCCCAAGTAACCCGCTATCACCAATAGATATAATCAGCTCATCCCAAGAAGCGCGTAATTGCTCAGATTGCTTTGTTAGTGTAGTCATTGTGAGGTTGTTTTCTCTTTGTGCTGATCCAAATGATTCCTCTGAAACCTTAGCCACATCCATAACCTTACTATAGTTATTCATTAATGCGATAAACCTTGATGCTTGATCTCCCCGAGCGATGGCTTGCGTAATCTCGCTACGTTCAACATCTGAGAGGTTATCCCACTGAGCTGCGATCTTACTAAGTAATTCTGGGAACTTCATCATATCGCCATTAGCTTGTTTCATCACTCCAACATACTTTTCTAGCTTGTCTACTGCTATAGGTCTACTGGAGAAACTAATAAAGGATTTTATAGCATTACCAGCTACAGAACCAGAAAAACCAGCTTGATTCAGTGTAGTCAAGTATCCGATGAGTTCGTCAATGTCCACTCCAGCGTTTTTAGCTGTAGCACCCACTCGGTTTATACCTTCTAAGAGCTTCTTAGATGTTGTTGGAAAGTTGTTGGAAACTTCATTGAGTTTATCAAGCAACTTTTCGGAGTCTTCAGCAGCCATCCCGTAGTTGAGAATTGCTCCTGTCATTAATTCTTGAGCCTGGGAAGCACTTTGAAAGGATTGTTCAACGTTTTTAGCCATCAGTGCTGTTCTGGCCAGTTGTTCAGTTTGCTTCTCGTCAAAGCCATTCTGAGCGATGAGCGTATAAACACTCGCGACTTCTCGCAGTGCATACCCATATTCCTTGGCGCTGGATATCATGGAATCTTTGACATACCCAACGTCCGCGGATTCGCCCATGACCCGCTGCACGTTAACTAGTTCATATTCAAAGTCTTTAAGGAGACTGATTGCCTCAGTGGCTCCTCTCGTAAAGGCATAGTACAAAGTTCCCGTCATAGCAAACTGTGCGGCTGTACCCGTAATTCCGTTGATCTGAGTCTGTGTCTGAGTCAACGAACGGCGAATACGTTGTTCTTCTTGTAATGCTTTTTCGCGAACCTGTGTTTCTTTACGTTCTCTAGCCTGCAATGCATTTAACCAAAACTTCTCGTAGTTCGCTGCATATTTCTGAGATTGTTGACTTTCTCTCTCAGCTAATTGCGCTATTTTTTGCCGGATCGCTTGTTCCTGCATTAATACACGTTCTCGTGTGCTATCTGTTCCTGTAGATGACGAACTTCCTGTTGTTAATTTGAGAGCACTAGCTGTGGCTTTATTCTGTAACGTTTCCATCCGTTTTTGATGTTCTCGCTCTTGTTGCTCAATAGCATCATATCTTTTTCTAATGATAGCTTCTTGTGCAGCCATTTTAGCATCAACTAATTTATTAGCTTGTTCCATCTGGCTCTTCTTTGTCTGTATCAGCTCGGTCTGAGCTGTTCGTTGTTTAACAAGAGCTTCCGACTCAGCCATGATTTTCTTTCGCCGCTCTTCAGAAGTGAGGGCAAGTTTATTAGAAGCCGTTGCTAACGCTGTATAGTTTTTAGTGGTTACCGTAATTTCCTGATTTAGCACTTTAAAGGTTTCTGCGTTCCCTTTTACGCCTTGGTCAATTGCCTTAAATGCTGGGATCATTTTAGATGTATCTAAACTTATTCGAGCACCAACTACATCTTTGTTGTCTGCCATTGCCATCCCCCTTGATTGTTAAGGAAAATTTTCCTTGCTACTGACACGTCTACATACAGAAAAAGAGGTCCCCGGCATCATGCGGAGACCTCTTTTTATTTTGGAAAGATACCTAAATCAGATAGGTACTTTGCTTTCTTCGGCTTTTTGGTGATTTCTCCACCGTGAAGAGCAATTTGGAACTCTTGATTCCTCTTTCTAATTCTTTTGAGAGCGTATATCTTAGGGAAAGTCATGTTTTCCCATTCGCTATCTGGAATACCTAGAGTTACACATAAGGCCCATGCATCAAGTAGTGTTTGTTCTCTTCCCTCTTCCGTCCCTTCGCTCTCGCTTTCTTCCTCAGCGTCCGGATCAGGAGGGAACGATTCCTCATAGAAATCGGGTAATGAGTTTTTCCAACTCCTCAATACCTTCGAAATCGACCTGATCATATTCTTCATCTGGCAGACCGCCTTCAAGAATAAGATCGAAAGATTCGCGATAGGCAGCTTCCGCCTTAGGCCAGTCCACAGCTTTCCCTAGATCGCTTTCGAGCCATGGTTCCCTCCCAATAGTTACAGAGAATTGATAGGGTATGTCCTTCATGATTTTTCGCACCTGTCGTATAGTTCCAATAGTTCCTATTTTCACATTCTTAACAAGTCCTTCAGCTAGTCTGACTTCTGAACCTATATTTAATGTTTCATCGATTTGCTTTTGCACTGTTATTCCTCCTCAAAATAGATAATCCCCCGCTATAACAGCGAGGGACAATCATTGTTTATTGATGCTTCTAGTCTACGAAGATAATCGTTGCTGCAATACCTTCTGGATTATCTGGAGTGACATCTGGTTCCAAAACCTCCAGATTAAGAGTGCTTGTGCTAGGTGTCTTACGTGCAGCACCAACATTCAGCGTACCACCACCCACAGCTTTGTATACCGTCAACTGCACCTGCACGGGTTGACCTGTTCGGTCATTTATCAATTCAAAACGGTGAACAAACTTAAATGGTTTAGGACGCCGTGTTCCTTTGAAGTTGCTGGATGTTCCTTGTTTGGACCATTTATAGGTCACAATCACATTTTTGTTCAAATTCCCTGTTGCAGATGTAATAACACCGTCCGCCGTAATTGCATATTGCCCAATGGTTGGTGTTGAAGCCACTCTTTCAAGCTTGCTTAGCGTTCCATCTACCGCTTTAAGATAGACCTCGTCACTATCCTTAACAAACGTACCACCAAAAGCTTCAATTCCTTCGATGGCATATCCAGTAGCACCGAGAATGCCCTCTTCGTTCTCATCGATTTCAACAGGACCTGTTTTTGTCTCTGCCCCTTGAGAAATCTCAGCAATTACAGCAGAATAACGCGGCAGCTCAATTGTAAGCACATCTTGCAAATCTTGTGCGGTCAAGTGAAATGCATAACCGGACTGTCCACCAAATACCTTCGTCCAGGAGAACTGCGGTGCGAACATAACACTGTTAATTTTTTCATCAATGTATCTTAGAGTCCCATCGTAATCTCTCATCCATATCTTACCGACTCCATCAAATACTAATGGTTCCTGCATTCGTATATCCCTCCTTGGGTAATAAAAAAGGAACTGATCAGTTTATTTGATCAGTTCCCATAGTTTTAAATCAATTTCTTGAATTCGTTTGTAATCGTTCGTTTCTTTATATCCTTCAATCGGTTGTGTACCTTGCTCCATTAGTCCGAGCTTTTTAGCCAGCTTAACTTTTTCTTTCACAAGTTCCTCAAGCTCTGTCGGCTCTTTCTTAAGTTCGGGTTTTTCTGTCACCGTATCACTCCTTTTCCTTATTTCTATATTACTTCAATTACACTTTACAATCACGTTCATGCTTTAACCCTGCTTAATTAATGCGGATATAATCGATATCGTAGATACCCTTGTAGCCCTTTACTCCACTTATCCCTGTTGCAAAGTCACCGTCGTAGGCCAATACGCACAAAAATGAATGAAACTTAGGTTGAACAATCCGCCTATCATGCAAAAGTTCAAATGACCTCTCGAATAATAGCTTCGCCTCATAGCCAGTCTTACCGTAAAAGTCTATACAAAACTTACCTTGAAAAACGAGTGGGTTTCGTCCGTATTGCCCCGGCATAATGTACTGGCAGATATGCGGTAAGGTTTCCTTTGTCACTACTATTTCAGGCTCTACACCTTTTGTGAAGCGAGTTGCCATCTGTTCGCCATTTGCAGTTGGCGTAAGCTTCAGCATAGCCATAAACGCCGTGTCATCCTTATGTGTGTTCTGTATAGCATCAATCAGATGAAGGCTCATGTCTTATCCTCCAAAAAGTACTTGTGGTATGGAAAGTTTTCAATTACCTCCGCAATCCCTTGTAGGATTCGATTACGATTGGACTGGATTGCGATACGTAGAAAATAGGTCGGTGGTGTTGGCTTGAACTTCGGGTCAATATCTCCACGTTCTGCTAGCTCCTCCAGGTCCACTCCAGCATAGCCACCGCCTGAGAAACGCATCGTACCATCTATGCTTTTGTAATTCCCTTGTCCACGCCCTACAACCACCTTACTGCTGCGTGATCTTAGTCGATTCCACGCATCAGAATTCATGTAAGTAACTAAACCGGGGTTTTGTGAGGCGTCCGCCATTAAAGATCCCTTACCAAACTGTTCAAGCCATGCCTGCCAGTAATCTGCTGTAATATCTCCTGAGATCATTTGATTAGCGAGTACGAACATTTCCATTTTAAGTTTATCTCGTACTGCTGGATAGTATCGTATACCACCCTTGGCAGTCAGTAGGACAATCTTTGTTAACCCGGTAATTTGGAGAGACAGCTTGTGTTCTAAATCCTTAGACGCCCTTGTAGCATCATATCCGGTGATCATCGCACACTGTCCGATAACTGCACATGCAGTAGATTGGGGTATTTAACTACATCAACGGCATCCACCTGATAAGCCTTGCCGTGGAGAATAACCTGATCTGGATGGATGGCGTCTTGAGGGTCTTTTATATTAACCGTTGTTTGTAATTGCAACGTGTAAGTTGTGGAGGGTAGTAACCCAGGATCGTCTTGGCGTAGTCGTGCAGTGACGTATTGAGCAAAAGCGATAACATTCTCTGCAACTGGCTTGTACTCTTCGTCACCGATGGCATTATCATTTTCGTCATACTTTTGCGAGTAACGTTCGACTGTTATTGTTGCATTGGTTTTGATCAATGAACAGTATTTATCCTTCTCAGTGGTTGGACGCAAGGTTTGAACAAAGAAAGTATCACCGTTTTCGATTAAGTCTCCCGGTTTCACAAGCGATGTTGGAGCGAATAAACCATTGTACATGTATTCTTTGCCGACAATCGTTGTTGCTCGGGTATCCCTAGAAAGTATAACTACATCCGGATCGCCGTTTACAGAACACGGAGAGTGGCGGTGAGCGAATTGTTTGAACATCAGTAACGCCGCCTTTCCTTGTATCGTGTTGGTCCAGCAACGCCAAATATCGGGGCATCTGTTCCTGGTGTCACAGTGGATATCAAATCAATTAGCGCATATGCATCGTCAATTAATTGAATTCCAAATGCACGCCAATCCACAACTTGATTTTCAATGGAGTAATCGAAGTCTTTCTTGGACTTTGCAATTCTTGCAGTCATAGATGGAGCCAGTATGGCAGCGACCATACTTACAGCCGCTGCATATACATAGTTCCTATCATCCTCAACCAAGTCAGCATAGTCGGGTACTTCTTTGATGACCTTAGCTTCTGCTATGGGTAAAACAGAAAGGGCGTCTATGTCGGCATCGGATATTACATCCTCACCGACTCCTAGACGCCCTCTCACTTCATCATGGTACGTATCCGTGATGAGGATCTTATTTGCCATCCTCGCCACCACCGGCTTCGTTGATAGCCTTCTTCAGCTCGTCAGCGTCCATTTTGGTGTAACCAGGGATTTTCAGTTCTTTGGCCGCAGCCTTCAGTTCCTTAATTTCCCCATCCGCTTGAATCATTGCGATTTGTTCCAGTAGCTCCGCTTCACGTGCTTTGGACTCTTCGAGTTGAACCTGAAGTTCCAGTTCGCGGTCGGATGGATTGTCGCTGACGATGTCATTGCTGTCCACGAGCTCAGCCAGCAATTCACCGGTTGCTGCATTCCGAACTTTATTCTTTGCGATTTCCACAAGGCCTTCGGGGGCATCTGTTACGATGTCCCCGGCGTTGTATTCTCCTACGGCATCAACCAATACTTTTACGATTGTCATTGTATGCCCCTCCCTTACGCCACTGTAGCAAAGATATGCCAGTTGACGTATTTCAGACGCGGCAGCACAGTTGCGCCGTTGATGACTTGCCATTGATCCGGGTCGCCCTGGATTAACTTCGTCAGTGCAAATTTTCCAACATGGCCATTGAAGATATCTTCATAGTTGTTCGGGCTAGTCACCAAGTCCATCATAGAACCGGTCATGCCTTCTCCAATAATAATGCACGCATTGTCTGGGATGAATGGATAGAAGTTGCCAGCTTCGTCAACATATCCGCCATCATAGACTTCGTATTGAAGCCCGTTCAATTGCTGATCGATAATATCAGACAGCAGACCTGCTGTAACTACTTCTTTGCCGTAGGTGAATTTAATTAGATCACGGATTTTGGCATTCTGCTTCAAGTAGATGTCAATCTGCTTGTTGACAATGATCTTCACAGCTCGCGCTCCGCTGCCACGGAATCTGAGAACCCACAGATCAATATCAGCCAAAGGATCAGATGTAGCAGTGTTACTCCAAAGAACCGCAGCTGTCGGCTTGTTATTAGATGGAACCCCATAGTTAATAGTTCTGGCCGGCATTGTAAGTGTAGGTGGCACTAAAAGACTTCCTGTAAGTGATTGCCACCGCATCCATTCAAATCGGGTTTCAAGACGTTGGTTGAGATTGACCATTCGTTCAACCATGTACTCCTCTGCCCATTTTTGTTGAAGATCATTCCCTGGTTTCCGCAGGATAGCTATCTTCTCACGATCAATGATCGCTTTTTCACGCCATTCCTGATTGGTAAAGCTCATGTGTTTAACAACAGGCGCTGCGTGAATAGGTGAAGGATCATTAAGACCGGTTGGTGGAGTCATACCAGTATCGTCATAGGTGATGTCGTATTCAATAGTCAAATCAAGTTCAGGTTTAAAATCTACGCCATTGGTCAGAATCTGCGCACCTCGGAAGCCCTTGATGTCAGTTCGAATGTTCTGAACAACCTCAGTTAGGAAGTATGGATCGAGTACATTTGCCATTTATATTGTTCCCCCTTATACAAAGTAGCAGAGTTTCAATGCGGTTTTAGCCGCCGAATCAATGCCTGTCAACTTAGATTCCGTGAAGATACCAGCAATCCACGCCGAAGCGCCGATGTCTGTGAGCGAAGTGTCTTTATCATTGTCCAGGATGCAGACCGCAACTTGTGAACCGTCAGACGCTGATGAGAGATAAGGAACAAATTTCTTGGTAGCAGTGACTTTACCAAGAACAGTACCTTTCTTAATCACTCCGTTGCCTTGGGCCAGCAATACGCCGCCTGGGAGTTTTGCTTGCAGATCAGTCGAGGCAAGCACCTCAATAAATTCCTGGGTGTAGATTGGACCTGGACCCGGAGCGCCGTTAAACTGCGAACCATTCATTTTACTTGTCCTCCTTCAGCAGATTGCCTCTGCCAGTGTTTTTGAGGGCCGCAATCGCAGCAGCTTTAGCTGCCTCTTTCTCGGCCGCTTTAAGTTGCTCTGGTGTTTTCTGAGCCGCTGCTTGTGCATTGACAGGTGGTGTTCCATTGGCCGCTCCTGCTGGAAGATCAAGATTATCGCCCTCTGTGTGGCGACCACCGCCACCCAATGCAGCCTGTGCTTGCGCTTCATAGGTCGCGCTGATCTTTTCAATTTCTGATACCGGCAGATGGGATAGTGCAGTTTTCATCGCCTCCACATTGAAGGCGTCACCCAATGCCCGGACACCAGCTCCGCAAGCTTGTTCGGTAACTTTGACTTTGTATGCTGCTCCATCCGCAGCCTGCGCGCTCAGTGCTGTAAGCTTTGTTGAGATATCAGCATCATTTTCAACGCCGAGTGCTGCTCGGACTTGTCCGAGTACACCATTTGCAGCCGCTAGTGCAGTTGCTTGTGTTTGTGATGCTGCTAAAGCAGCTTTTTGTTCATCTGTCACAGTGTCATCTCCTTTGGCCTGTGTCTCAGGCTCATTGTTTTTTTCTTGCTTGATTACAAATCCATCAAGCCCAGATTTTCCGCTAAAAGAATAAAAGACGCGTCCTCCACTTGGTAGTGACTTCGCATCTTCAGATAAAGCTTCCCATTTGACACTTGATTGAGTTACTGAGGCATTACTCATGCCTACTACCCCAGCACCCGGATAAGCTCCGTCAAAGACAAGTGAGTTCTCCATGAGATCACCGTCATTTATATCAACAGTGCACAGTTTTGTGTCGTATTCTCTACCGCGAATGTGAGGGCAATTCCCACCGAAATACTCCTGACCGCAGATCGAACACGTCTGGCTGCTTACCGTGAAGCCAATTGAAGTATCAAAAATAGTTCCGGCATCAATACCATCTGCTATTTGGTCAATCTTGATATCTCCGACTTCTTGGCCGAGTTTCATGTAATGATCTGCGTACAGCGCCAGTTCATCACCATCCATTTGTAATCGACTTTCAAAGGTTCTACCTATTGGAACTGTTAGAATACCAAGGTTAGCCCATGAGTGATCCAACAATAGTGATACGCCTGCTTTAGCTTGGACTGCCATTTTCCGCAAAAAGTTAGGAGTAAGGCGATAAAAACGATTAGGGATCATTTGATCACCTACAAGTTTTGCAGGAAAGACATACGTTTCATCTTCCGAGAGTGGAACACGAGCAAGTTGATTTATTAATGCTAATTGCTCAGTTGTCGGTTTAGCCATTTACCAATTTCACCTCCTTCTCGTAATGAACAATTAGATATTAGATCACCTCCGCGCTCATTAGCGCATCAGAATTATACTCTTTGTGGCCAATCCCATTTACCTCCATCTTGTCCTTGAACAACGTTTTGGTTGAAGAACATTCCCGTTGGATTAAGCACACACAAATCAACGCACGTTGCGTTATGAACCTGAGTGATAATTGCTGCTCTTGGTTCGCTTTTGTATTCACCGCCAGGAGTACCATAACTATAGTAGTGAACCGTGCGTCCTACTGTTGGTTGCATATTGGTTATTCACCTCCATTCGGTGGAATCTGTTCGTTTGGATCGGTTTTATACTTTTTTTCAAGCTCTGCCAGAAGTTCTGGTGGAATTTTAGGATTAAGCCCCATTATCCAACGCGCTTCTGTTGCAGCCTCTATGGTGGTAATGTAACGCTCTTTTTCGGCCAGTACGTAGTTATTAAGCTTTGCTCTCAGATCACGCTCTCGTTCCATATCAGAACGCAAATCAATCGGCGCATAATCAGCTTCAACCTGTGTTTGCACTCCACGCACTCTAACAGCCATAGAAAAAGCCCGCTTCCAGAAACGTTTGGTTACGCTCCGGGCGGACTCTACAGACTTGATATATATTTGGGTATCCACTGAGCTATATGTCTCTGTGGAACCTTGATGCCGGGATAGCAAGGTGAGAAGTGTCTTTAGACCAGTTGCCATTTGGGTATCAATGATATCAATCAATTTCTTGATGTCGATCATCGGGCCTGTATTTCCGCCCTTGAGGTATTCAACCTTTACACTATCCCAGTGGACTAAGGCGTCATCTGGATTGAGTGAGTTGAAATGGGTAAGCATCTCGTCCATTCGTTCCTTAAGCCACGCCTGTTGCGCTTTTGGGTCGTTTTTGATACTTGAAGGAATATTTTTCAACATGATTTCCTCAAGCATTGAAATGTCCAAGCGTGGATAGCCCTGGTTATGAACGACTGTCTTCAAATCCTGAAGCACCTGAAGGTGAAAGAATACAACTTGGAGCACTGGCAGGAATGGCGTTCGGCCATATGGATCATCAACCATTGGATCAAACTCTTCATAAATGAATGTCGGAGTGTCAATCTTCTTGTACTGTCCGAACCATTCTTCACCGGTCTGCCTGCTGCCCGGGTTCTTGACGTATTGCCACGGTACCAGTCTGTTCGTGACCGGCTCCCTGCGGAACCAGATCAGTGCCGGATCAACCGGAACAATATCAATGACATCATTGCATCGTTCATTCAGGACAACTTCGCCGGCACACGCCCCACGAACCATGATCATCATGCGTTGAATAGTGTCTAGCTTATCCAGGGACCGTCCGTGCTGATAACCAGGTGACGGCAATGGCGTTTCAAGCATTTCCTTAATTTCATCCAACGCCCGTTGTCCGGTCTTATCGTCGCTCCCCGACTTCTTCTTAGCTGTAAAGGTTAGCTCAGTGTCACCCATTCTAAGATAGGTATATAACGCATGCGAAATGTCCGGGTGAACAGAGATAAGCAGCTCAAGCAGTTCTTCTGCTGTATGATTCTGTAATTTGGTCAAGTCGATGTTATGGACGTTCTGGTACTTCTTCGGCAACCAGTTGAAGATACCCCAATTGTTTGAGTTGCTGGTTACTGTTGATCTGCCTACACCCATCATCTGACGCTTTACCGATGCCGGAAGCACTGCGTTTGCTAATGAATATAATGCTTTATGATACCATTTCAAGATTTCACCTCCTCAAGACATAAAAATAGAAGGCAGGAAAAGTTTCCTGACCTTCTATATTCGTTCATACTTCTATGGATTAATAATAACTTGATTTTCGTACGTTACCACTACGGATTTACCATTCTTTAATATTGAACGCTCCAGATAACTTTTTAATGACATATTCATTATTATCGATCGTTTTGTTCAATGGATGCAATCCATTTATTAAAACCTCCGCCACCCTTAGCACATCATCAAGTTGAGAATGAGAAAACTTTCTCACATTTTGATGTGCAATATTCATAATCCACCCTAAATCTTCAGATGTCGCTTTGTTCCCTTGCAATCTAAGCATTATTTCTTCGACGTGTTTCTTATCATATTCTGATATATCCACTCCAATTAACATGCTTGCTTCCCTCCACTATTAATAATTATTTTAAGTCAAGAATTCACCTTTCAAAGGTCTCCTTGATTTAAAAACACGTATTCCTTTTGATCGTATGGGCGGTTATTGACATATACAGTATCTCTCAATGGGTTAAAATCTGTTATTAACCCCACTTCCACAGGAGATCCATTGATGTCTTCGATAGAATATACATAAACATCTAACTCCATAGTCACAAAACTTTCAAATTCCTCTGTTTTTTAATTGGCTCATTTATTGTCTTCCTTTTTTTCTTTAATGAATATAAACATGATCAAAATAATAATTGTCAGTCCTGTTTTGGAAAGATATATCTATCAAAACATTTGCTTCATCGCTATTCTTACCTACTTTCACTAAAACATGTTCAAATTTATTCAATGGGAATTTAGATAAGAAGTCCTCAGCCAAGATTAGACCATCAGATATTGCAGCATCTTCTTTTTTAATTCCGCTTGGCACATTATCGTAGAAATGTTTTGCGACGATGAAGCTGATAATTTCTTCTTCTCTTGACCTTTTAATTTTATCGGTAGTTTGATAAGCTACACTGTATTTATCACAAATTATAGGTCTTAGGTATTCTCTGAAAGCTACATAATGCATAATTTCATTTGGATCATCGCCATATAAACTCATGTATTCTTTAGGTGTTTGAAGAATTGAGTTTTCAAGCGAATAGTAGTTTTCGTCTAAAAAGTTAATTGGGTATTTTTCTTTCGGAGTTACAATTAACAAGATATGACGTTTGCTATTTCCTTCAAGTCTATCAAGGTAGTCATGGATGCTCACAAAAATCCCCCTTTAATTTTACTTACACAATGCATCACGAACTTAATTCCTCTTTATTGTAACACCTCCAATACTAGGAAGCATGGACAAAAAAACAAGGTGATTTTTTGTCTCGTGCTAATATGAAAATTAATGATCTTCACTTGTTGGTGCTATTAAATCTACTACAGCGTCAGGAATGTGCTCCCTCACACCTTCCGGAAGCATCTCTCTAGTTAAATTTACTAAAGTATTCATTGCTTGCGGATTCCGCTTGCGCCAGTTTATTGATTTAACCAGTAATGATTTCACCCAGTTTTGCTTGGTTAAAAGCTGTATTTGTGACTTGAGAAATTCTATTTCGTTCCCTATATTGTTGATCTCATTTCTTAATTTCTGTTTGTCTTGAATTTCTTCTTCTAGCCTAGATTCAAACTCTTCTTGGAATTTGTTCAATTTCTCGATCAAGCTTGATATCTCATCTTTAGTAAAGTCATCTTGACCTATATCTTTAATTGAATTTTCTAATTCAGATATTTGTAAATCAACCTCTACTTTATGCTCCATAATTTCTCTTAAAATTGGGGCAGCTTTGGTTTCTGCCTCAATATTCTTTAACCACTTGTAAATAGCCGTTAATATGCCGTCTTTTCCCGTGACGACAAGACTTTCGTTTTCAGCCATTTCTCCAGGTCTTCTAACGATATTTATTTGATCTCCTGACTTAAAATAGAACTCGTATTGTGGATTGTACAAATAAGTAATTGTAACACTTAAGCCGCCTTTTTGTTCTTTTTTTGTTGAAACTTCAAAGTCTTCACTCGAAAGATATTTTGAATTAAGAGAAGATTGAATTTCCTTATTAAATGCTCTGCTAATTACCATAGTATGTTCTCCATTCATTAGAATTTGATCCAATTCTATCAAATGTTTTAGCGTTGTTAAAGAATAATTTGGTAATTATAAACGTTTGATAGTTATGCCACCTATAGAAGGTAACATTATGTGTTTAATGCTCGGCGGACGTCGCAATCTCATTTGATGGGCTATTCCGTAGCCTAAGACTCTATCATCCTTACATCCGCCTAATGTTCCCTTGCCCATAGCCTGCGGCTTACCAGCCCTATTGCGGACAAATGTCTTCATTTCACTGATCAGATTGGCATCGTTGATTCGCCATACTCCTTCGCGGATGCCTTCGATCATTGCATCAACCAGAATAGGGCGGGTAACTGTTGTTGTCGGCCATCCCGGTCTATTCTCATTGGCTCCAGCTTCTGCGTTATAGGAGTCATGATGATATAGGTTTGGATAAAATGTCACGTTCAGCAGCGTGTTAATGACACTGTGACCCACATTGTTCGTTTCAACGCCAAGCAAAGCATCGCCATACATACGACCCACATAGTCCAATTGCTTGGCATAGATGTCCAAATCCATTTGTCCGTAAACAGCAGCAACATCCTCTCCGGTCTCAGCATCAATGATATAGGCTGCCGAAGCATCGCCGCCCTCCAACCCTTCAGCTACGTCAGCTCCTATGCAGTATTCTTTGTCTGGATCATATTCGCAAAAGATTTCAAACTCTCCACGCTCATCCTCAATGAAATTAACAGTTGTCCAATCGTAACCTGTGCCTTCAATAGCAGGAGGAATAACGATTGAATACTTCGTTCCTTTTTTGGTGTGCTTCGACATAGCATCTAATTTATCTTGATTGAATACTGTTCTACCGGTGACGAGGAACGCTTCTTCTGGTGTGGACGGATACTCCTGACGAAACAGTTTCTCATCGCCTTCAAAGTCATTGCGAATTGTGTATCGCCGCCATTCAAGCTGTTCGTCAGCCAGGTCAAACTTAGTCTTAAGCTCAATTTCTTCCTTAGTGAGCTCAAAGTCAGCCGGAACCCTCATGCGATAATCTGGCATATCGAACCATGGGAAGAACAAAGGGATATAGTCATTCTTCCCTGCTACCGCGTTATCCCACATCTCTTTATAGATTTCAATACCATTTGCTGTTGATTCGATGATACCAACGGTGCGCGGTTCCTTTGATAGCGCAGCGAACAGGGAAGCAAGATGCTTCTTCTTACGGTTCTCCGGCCAGAAAGCCAACTCTGATATGTGAAGGTAATGAATTGTCTCCGAACGGGCAAGGACGCGATTCTCTGCTGACTGTACCGTGATCTTGGATTTAAGCCCCGGCTCCTTCTTACGGTCAACGTCCTTCATCGCCGGACTCTCGAATGTTAGGCGGCGGCTGTTATTCCGTTTACGCATAGGTTTGATATGCTCGGGGATGTAGTCATAGTAAAGCCGAAACATATCATAAAGGTTTTCAGATGCGCTGGAGTCCTGAGCTACGATGAACGCATTCTTTGCTTCCTGCAACGAAGATAAATAGTAGATTATGGCCTCGGTTGTCGTGGAGAACCCCATTTGCCGTGCTTTAAGAATGATGATACGCACCGGCTTGCCTGACTTGATTTGGTCGAATACTGTTTTGGCAAGCTTCTTCTGCGCCTTGTTCAGCGTGAGTGGTACGATATCCCCCGTCTTAGTCTTAATCCGCAGGAATTCAAAACAAAAGGCCTCAAAGTCATCAAGGTTTCCCTTGAGTTCTTTAAGGCCTGCTGGATTATCTCTATATTCACTTTCGATCTTTCTGTTTATTTCTCCAGCCAAATCAATGTACTTTAGCTTCGGGCCTTTCGCTCCTCCAATTGCTTCAGCAGCTTTACGGATCTGTTCATGCAGTTTAGCCAGCACATTTATTCACCGCCGCCTGTATAGAGCTTCTGCTGATCAATCAGTTGCTTCATACGTGGGTTGGCGGATATACGGATGATCGAACGGTCATAAGCTCCATCACTAGACTCTTCCTGGAATATCTCCATGAAGATGTTAATGTACTCTTGTACCAGCTCGAATTGGAACGCCTTCTCCCTTAATGCAACAAGGAACTTCATGTTCTCGCGTACCTCACGGTTAAGTGAAACGATTTCAACTACCTTTCGACGCAACTCCACTTCAAATGAATTCTGCCAGCCTTCAATAAAACTCACGTAGTTGAACTCCTCGCCGTCTTCCATGAGTTTATTTATGAGTTCATCCATCTCTTCTCTGAACAACTTCGGTAGATCGTCCACCAGTTCAAATCGATCAATGAGGCGTTTGGTTGCATCAAGGTTGGTTTGAATAATATCTATCTCCTGATGAACTGTCTTAATCACACGCCTGCGGTCAGCCACAATTGCATCTTTCTTCTTGGCTTGTTCTGCCGTCCCCTTCTCTTTGACATACTTCGCTACAGCTGTATGTGATACTTGCTCGTTAGCCCATTCAGAACATTCCTCGGCGATCGCTCGGACAGTTTTTCCGTTCCGTACTCCAGCCCACACTATTTCCTGACATCCTAATGTTTCAATCTTTGATGGTTTTGCCACTTCTCATACCCCTTTCTATTCTTGTAACGTTTGTAACGTTTTGTAACGCTTGTAATGGCACTTTGTAACGTTTGAAGCGTTACAGGTTTGAACGCATATAATGAAGCGCCTTATTCTATAAGGGTTTAGCTTGTAATTCTTGTAACGTTACAGAAGGCTTACAAGCATACATACCGTTAAGGAAAATTTTCCTGAGCAATAGAAAAAGCGCCTCATTGGGCGCTCTTGGGTAAAGATAGATTTGTTATATCTTATCATTTAAAAGATACAGATTTACTGCTTAATTTCACACTTTTTTAGCATATAGTCATGAAGGTAGATCTTTATTGTTTTCTGAATTAAATAAAATAGTCGTTATTATGTTTATTAATACTTCAGATAACCAAGCATTAGAAAGTGATATACCTAATGCAAAAATCGCAAAACTATCACTAAGCGAAGTAGAAATAAGATTAAAATATGCAAATATACACAATATAATGAAAACTAAGATTGTTCCAATCATTAAAATAGAAATGAAATGATCTAAATAATTTATTTTGTTTAGAGGCAAGAATAAATTTAATGCTCTATCTCTTACAGTATATAACATTACAAGTAACGAAAGTATTAGAGAGGTTATATTCAAAAAAGTTAAAAAAGGGAATTCATTATCAAAAACTCTAATTACACCTAGTGTTGTAAAAAAAAGAAAAGCACACATTTGTAAAAGTCTATACGTTAAGGCCATTTGTAAAGGACCTTTCAATATCACTTAAGCTTTTGATCGCTTTTGATACGTAATATCTGATATAAGTGATGTATTCGTCAAACTCTTCAGAACTTAGATAAATCCCTTCTTCGCGGGCTAGAGGTACTGCATTTATGTAATTCAGAAAGTATTTAACTTGTTCATTATCTTTTTCTTTACTCCCTGTTATTGAAAGCGCGCCGTAAAATGATTCGAAGTTTAGAGTATTAATTTCTTTATACGCAAAAGGAAGTACAGCTTCATAAACTTCAATAATTCTTGGCATAAAAAGTCTTAAGCAATTCACATCATCTTGAAACCAAATATAAACTCCACCAGGAAGATCTATATCAACTTCGAACATATCAATTTCTGCGTTTTCCTTCACGTCTTCCAAATATCTGTAATTGTGACCAGAAAGCAGTAATTCTAGACCATCTTTATTCATGATAAATTTCCTCCGATTAAATTAAAATCATGTTGTCCATTTGCATGTCGTTAAATAAAAAACTAGTTTCAGGAGTGTACCATTTTATGGCAATTGTTTGATCTGAAAGATATAAGGATACAAAGATATTAATTTCACTAATTAATCTTGTTTTAACCATACCATCCATCTGTCCTAAAAAGATAAAGTGGATTTTGTTCGGAGTAATATCAATTAAATAACCATCATTTAGATTAATGCAATTTGCATTAAACTTACCAATTTTTTTCGATATTACTCCAAAATAACTTTCAGTAATTTTAACTAATTTTGAAAATCTTATACTTTTATTCATAATAAGAGCGAAGGATATTGTCATTTTGTCCCGCCCCCCAAAATAATCTTATGTATTCTCGATATAAAAGTATGGCTGTAATCCTTGCTCTCAATTTCTTGAATACGTGAATCATACGTGGAAAAAGTTATAACATCGGTGTAAGTAATTTGTCCGCTTTCCCATTTCTCATTGCATTCAATCAGTGAAGGCAATATCCTATTTTGTTCCTCATCCGCCTTTATAGCTTCGATGATATTTTCTCTTACTGATTTCGTAAAATACTTTTTTCCCCAAGATTCTATTTCATCGTGTTTTTGTTTTTCTAATATTCTGATTTCCGCAATATCTTTTTCAATCTTTGCTAACTGATATTTTTGATTTATGAACTCCTTCATAAATGGCTCCTCTATACTATATACTCAGTCTTAATAATGGTTATTCAACATTCAGACTTTAACTCCTCTTTTTCAAAACTTTTTTTCTAATTATTTGTTAGGATAACATAATAGAATAGCCGATGATGCTTTGTCTAACACTCTTATCGGGAGTGTTCCCTTAGCACGTGCCTCTGCAGAAGGCCATCGACTGTTTTTATGATGCACTTATTTATCCGTAAGTGCTTCGGTATGTTGTTTAGTATTGGGCGGTAATTTATATCATGCGGCTACCGCTAATCCCCCATGCTCCGGCTTGAGCAACAATGTGCACCTTTAATACTTCGGGGTATCCCCCTATGTGCACTGTCTCCAATTAGTAGTTCGACCCGGTTATTTATTTACGTATCCGGTTCACGTTCTCGATCCATATCTTTAGCCGCTGAGATCACGGTTGCCCAGGAGGTGAGTGGGTATGAGCTGCGGTGTGATATGCCCGTCACAGTTTACCGCAACCAGATATAGAGTGGTACGGAAGCTCTCGCCTCGGTATCTTTATTATATTTGGGGGTTATTGCTGATACGCTACGGAAATCACGCCATACTATGCTATTGGGCAGAAAAATACCGCTCCAGGTATCTACCCTTCGCGGTTGAGTTGTCTTAATCCGATTTCACCCTCTTTATTCCGGCCCCGTCCATAATCGATTGTTACATAGTCAAGTGTGCCGTTGAAAAGAAGCGTATTCGTCAGTGAAGCGATGACTTTCCGGCGCTTTTCCGCGAATGTAGTAGCCTCTATGCTGTATATCCCTTTTTTTCTTTCGTGCCTCATGTACTCTACGGCGTCTTTGTATCTAAACTTTCTTTCGCCGGTGAACAGTAATTCAACGATTTTGAATTGATGAGGGTCAATGATGTTATTTGCTGCATGCATCACAGCCTCCGTAACTCGTTTATATAGCATATAGTTAAGATGGCGTGTCTCTTTAGCTATTAGTACATTGGCTGGCAAATTAGAGATGTGGTCGTCTGTGCCGAGGCGTTTGACAGCTCCTTCCACTCCGGCCATGTCAAAATCATTCAATCCGTTTTCCTGCGGCTGCTTAAGGACGAATTCATAGCTGTCTACCAGCCCCTTGATGGTGCGGTAACTGTTTAGCAGCCACAGGGCTTTTCGAATGTCCTCTTGATCTGCGTTTGTGAAGAACTGAACCTGATAAGCTCTTGTGATATCGGCTAAATCATTTTTCGGAGTGAAGTCGCTCTTTTGTGCAGGAATCAACTCTATCATTGGCATAACCTCCTTGCGGGCATCTTACATATTCACGATTAGTATAGAGTGGATTTCATCCATGTTTACTACGGATTCTTGGCCTTCTGGTATCCCATAGGATTCAAACCCTTGGCGCAGGAACTCTTCGAAATCTTTATCGAATAGATCGTAATCGTGAATTTTAGATTCTGTCTTCAAGTCAATTCATCTCCTCAAGTACATTTCAAGAACATATTCTTCTGCCATGAGTAATTGCTTCGTATGTTCCATTTCATTTTCTGACGGACGTACAATATACTCTTCAACATAAATTGGAACGATATGGTTTCGGCATCTATTATAAGTGACCTTGTAATTTGGTCTTGGTTCAGTTGTAAGATCAAACTCGCCTTTCTCAAACTTTTGGATGTATAGTTCTAAAATATCCAGTTGTGCATCATTGCGCTGGAAGCGAATTTCATCGTCGATAGGTAGTTGACCTTCTAGCTTTTTGAGATGTTGTTTCATATCTCCCAACAGTTTATCTGCGTCAATTAACCTTGGCTGTTTAGACATTGTCTGTTTCCTCTCATTCGACTGTAGGGTAACGTTTAGTCAAATTGACTACAGCTTTGCATTTATTGCATTCGTGTGGATACTGCGGAGGAATGCTCATGAGTATGTGACTGGAAGGTTTCATTTCTCCGCCGCATTCACATCTGTAACGAACTCCGTAAGGCTTAACCTCAAATCTTTCTTCGCTCATAGTGTCTTGTTCCTCTCTCACCAATATTTCGCGATACAGATGCCAACTATCGCTCCGGCCAGTATGATGCTCGGAATAATCAACTCTCGACCGTTTTTCTTGAACTCTTCTTTGAAATATTTCCAGAACATTGTCTTGTTCCTCTCTTTATGGGGAGCAGAAGGGATAAATCTCCTCCGGCCCCCGTTATCACTGGGATTATTCGGTCTGATTCGATGACCTGACGGCCGAAGACAAAACTTCTCGTGTAATAAACTCATTCACTCTATCCAGTTCCGTTTTTCCAATGACAACACGGTCGGTCATATCAACCGCATGGAAACTTATAATTTCATTCGTAAATTCTCTAACCATCTCGTAAAGTTCGCCAGAACTATCAGATGCACTCTGCCAACTTTCTTGTTCTGCCCAGTCGGTTACGTCCTCTTTTCTGATTGTGAACTGTTTTTCTTTACTGGTTTCAATCTGCGGAAGTTTTTGCTTGCAGCATGTGCAATAAGCTCTTTTCGTGACATATTTAACGATGATTTTGCTCATATCCTCTTTTCCCCCTTAGACCTCTGAATCTTCCAATGGCGAACACGTATATTCCACGGATATTAATACGTTCATTTCCTTCTCACACTTAGGGCATTCGACCGTTCTACAATCCATATCAGCGTTGCAGGCTCTGCGCCCTCCAAACTTATGACCGCAATATACACATTGGCATTGGTCTACCTGAACTGTTTCTTCGAACATTATTTCCATCGTGTATCGTCTCCTTTGATTGGGGTCTCAGCCCCCTAAATTAATCCAGTGCTGATACTGCAGGCTCTATACTTGCAATCAGATTCATGTTCATGAACACTTGTATACGAATTCCCTTCATATCCCGATAAAATGCCCATGCCTCAGAATCGTTTTGCGTTGCCATTTCTACTTTTCCATGCAGCGTGTTAATCAAAACGTATACAATGTCATGCTTAGACATGTGTCTCAGCCCCCTTATAAGTTCATCCAGCCCTGCGGCCTCCGCTGTCGCTAAGTAATGCGGTCGAATCGGAGGCCTAACGGCCGTTATAATCCAAGTACTGCTAATAGGGCAGCCTTGCAGCGCTGTTCTGGAGTGGCATGTACCATATCAAATCCTTTATTACCAACAATCAATTGCAGCTCTGTCATGTAATATCCGATGTACAGGGGTGCATCAATCGCCATTTCTTTGATTCTTTCTTCCACTTCCCATGCCTCGGATATGTCTTCACCGAACCGCGGACAATCCAGCCAAGCCTTTTCCTCCGAATTTCTCCATTCTGCATTGTGCCATGTGCCCTTCATTGGCTTCCATGCTTCATATCCAAACCAACCGATCAGCAGGCTAAGCTCAGGAAAGTTTTCCTTACCGATCACTTTCGCCTGAAATATATGTTCTGCTACCGCTGGACCAAGTTCTGTCGGCTCCATCGCCAGTATCTCTTCCCTTGTGAGTGTCATTGGTTATCTCCTTCCTCAACCTTCAAATATTGATTTACATTGTTCCGAAAGAACCGAAAACCCTGCTTGCTCATAATCACCACATGGATTGAGTCCTGTTCAAAGGAACCAAAGTTTTTTCGGATGTATCGAATAATCTGCCGGCGGATGAACCGTTTAATCATAGCTGCCCTCCTTGGGAGCTGGGGTATCTGGGTAAAGGGTGGACATAATTTCTGATGCACCCATGATCGCCTTCCACGCAATCCACGTTTCGTAACTCTCGTAAGCAGATGGACGATCATTGTAGAATTTACCGAAGAAATATGAGTTTGCTTCTTGGAATGACCATTCTTCATGACCTTCTGGCAAGTTATAATTCATGATAATGCTGCCAAGTGAATTACCTGCCACCAAACATCTACCGATTGCCCGTTTAATCTCTTGTTCCCGTTCTCCACGCTCTTTGGCTTCTTGAAGCCAGTAAAGCATCGGTTCTGTCCAAGCAGGAAATGCATCGTGCTTAATTGTGCCCTGAACCAAGTCCATATCCTTTTGCCAGTCCCTTTGTGTCATTGGGCTTCCTCCCCTACCGGCTCCAGATCTTCCGGAATCACTTTATATCTGCGCCCCAATCCATGAGCAACGATGTACACTTTTACGGAATTACGCTGAGCCCAGCCGTAACCCTCGTCTGATCCGAGATAATTGCTATACCCTTCTTGCAATTGAGTTGTGCCGATAATTGTGTAAACAATATCCCGCCGATCATTTGGGTAAGTGTCCACTTTCCGGTACAAGTCCTTGCTATTCGGTATCCATGGATTTTGACCGAATGTCTTTACTGTCCGAGCAAATTTCTTAACCCTGACCTTCTGAAGAAATTCCATTGTTATATCCTCCTTGTGGGAGAGGAGGGATACTCCTACTCCCTTAATGATCTGGTTCGGCCCCCGCCTAAAGGCTGGGTTTATGCTGTCGGACGATGGCCTACGGCCTATGATTTAGGTCTGATCTTCATACCGTTCTTTTTCACCATACCCCACACCCAATCAATGCAATGCTCGGCTGCTTCATTTCGTGTGATGGAATCTACTCCTGAATCTGAGATCATCTCCATAACTTCACCAAGCTTCTTGGCTTGATCCTGTCCGATTGAAATTGTTTGTCCATACATTACAGTTGCAGTAGCGATAATATTTTCTAAATATGGAATTCTGGATTTATAGAAATCTCTGATTTCAGTAGCTTCTTGGATATTAGCATCATGCCGCTGGGCAATCCGCACCCATTCTTCTGCTTCCGGAAGTTGTTTCGTTATGATGTTGTTGAGTTCGAGCTTTAACCTTTCTTTGCCTTCAGATGTTAAAATTGCTTTACTCATTCCCTTTCGCCCCCTGTAGTGGATATACTGCCATATCTTCAAACTGCGACACTATCTAATTTGTTGATGCACTAAACGAAAGTCCACCCAAATATCATGTATAAGCACATCTAAACCATCCTCGTTAATAATTGCATTGCCTGTGACTTCATAAGGAATGTCTGCTTCAAAAATTACGTTATCATGTGCATTAATCATGTTATCTTCCAAATAAATAACTCTTTTACTCAATGACCTCACTCCTTCACAGTTTGCGTCTACTCTGCCTTTGGGAGAGGAGGGATACTCCTACTCCCTTAATGATCTGGTTCGGCCCCCGCCTAAAGGCTGGGTTATTCAGTCGAATTGGTGGCCTGCGGCAAGTACTCAACCCTAAAACCTCTGATTTTCTCAATCTCCCACGGCACACCATCGACTTCCATCCGACCATTTATAAAATATTTATCGATTTCCGGTATAAGTTCATTCTTCAGCGCAGTTGCAAATGACATACTCATTAGTATCCGTTGAGGTACGAGGCCTTCACCTCTCGTTTTAGCAATCAATTTTTCAACTCTGTTAAGCTTGCTCATTCTCTTTCGCCCCCTGTAGCGTGATATATGCCGCCTCTGCCCTCTCTCGGGGGCTGGCGTTGAGAAATACAGTTACTCCGGTGTAGGAAAAAAGATCATTGTCGCTGTAACTTAGTTCATCGCCATCCCCGTCCCATTTCAATCTACTTGCAAGGTTAATAGCATATTGCTTGGCATCTACCTCTATAGCCTTTGCCTGTACCTCTAGGCTGGCAGCAGGATCAGTTGAAGGATGCCAGTCTGTAACTTTGCGGCGAAACTCATTTGTTTTCCCATCAAGCCACAAGAGCCTTATTCCATCCCATGCGTTTACCCATCCCAGTTGCTCAGCAAGAGCAAAGTCTAATTTTTCATCGATCATATCCTTTACCTGTGTCATGCCTTACCCTCCCCATCCACAAATCCCATATAGTTGTTTTCAAACCATTCAATCTTTTTCTGTTGTCGGGCTATGATCTGCTGTGCCTCTGCCAGTTCGACAGTCTTTTCCACCAAATCATTCAGCCATTGATTTGCTTCAACTTGCCACACATTGTTTTGTTGCTCTGACTCTTCTAGAGCAGCCAGCACACGTTCATCCTCTGAAGGCAAAGCGACCTTTTGTAGAAATTCAGGCGCAAATGATCCACTGTACCCTTCGAGGAATACAGAATCCTGTGCAAATACTCCCTTCCCTCGCGTAAACTGATCTGACTTACACGTCCATATCTTTCCTGGTTCTTCCTCGGATTCAATGCAAGTGTGCATTACGACACGCTCACCCTTTTTAAGCTTCTTCTCTTCTATCCATTCTGGTGTCATGCTCCTTCACCTTCCTCAACAGGAATGCCGCAATTATGGCAGAATTCATACTCTGTACCATCTTCCCTACAATCCGTTATGAAGCCATAATCGAGTCCACAGCGTGTACATGGTTTCCGTTTTTCTTCAGTCACTTTAGATCTCTCCTTCATTGTTAGGCGAATTAATAAGACACTATCTCCCATACTTAGCGAGTCATTTGTGAGATTGAACAATTTGCAACTTCCACATCTCTAATTGATATACAAATTAAAATTAACCAAAAGTTCCGTATTCTTTCGAGTAATCATCCTAACTTCATTATTTAGAACCCCCTCAAAATTTATTTGTAATAAAAGAAATTGAGACTAGTATCATGAGCATATACTTTCACTAAATAGTTCATTTAGAAATTGTAGAAGAGGAGCGATAGGATGAATGCTAATATCGGCTCAAATGAGTCCTTTTTTTCGCCAAAACAAACAGAGCACTTTTTTGGTCCAGCAAATTATCCAAATCAAGATCAAATCAATTGGTGGAATAATCTCAAGAGCCTTCCTCCGGCTGAAGCCCAATCACAAATGCAACAAGCTGTAGACATTGCTCATGGGAGGATACAAAATTTAACCAATCCAAAATCCCGTTCTTTACCTGTTCCTCCTGGTGCAGTTTTGATAAAAGCGTACAAAAACACATGGTCAACTATAATTTATGGTCCAACAATAACGGGACCATTTACACCTTATTTGATATGGATAGCGCAAGTGTTTGATGCCGGTACTCCAAATCCTCCAAACCCACCGTTACCTTACATGCTATATCAAGCATTTACTTGGCCTCCTAGTACTCCGACTCCCGGTCCCGGTCCCTTTCCGCCCCCTCCTGTTTTCCAATATTTCTCTTTTAATGAACCAAATACGTGGGTCATCTCATAGCTTCAAAATTTATTTTTGTCCGGTGACATCACCGGATTTTTTTAATACTTATGAAACTTTATTAGGTCATGGAATTAATAAAAATGTTCAGGCAATATATACTCAACATATATTTAGCAATACTGCTAAATATTTTCCGCCTACTTCTCAGAGCGATGTAAATATTCTGGACTTTCATGAGTTACCTCCTCTCAACTTACTGTCTCCACGTAGGATCAAGTTTTCTACAAATACAAGTATCACGTTGTTATATGAATTATTAGGATACATATAAGAGATACTTTTTCCTAATTCTAAACTTTATGTTGGAAACCGTATTTCTGCATATTTTTAGCGCTGCGGCTGTTTCGCCATTGCTGTATCCATCCATTGTCATGTTAACTATAGTTCTTTCAGTTTCTTTCAAGGTATTGATGAATTCCTCAATCTCAATGAAACTTAGGTCTTGTTTTGTAGGTACAAGATTAGAAAAATCTAAATCATCATTGTCTGATCCTTTTATCTTACTATCTAATGACAACACTAGCTTAGGTGGTACTTTACTATGCGATGGCGTCCTTATTGCATTTACCTTACTTTCCAAATATCTAATGATGAACCCTTGAATGTAGGGATAAGCAAATGTTGAAAATTTCAATCCTGATTTCTCGTCGAACCTATCATAAGCCATTAATAATGCATAGTTCCCTTCACTAATTAGATCCTCAATATCTACAGTTCTGAAAGTTTTGCAGTGGTAATGATTGGCAATTTTCAAGACTAACTTGCGATGATCTTTTACGCATTGTTCCTTGGTACCAAGTAAGGGGTGACTATCTCTGATCCGCGATTGAACAATGGCTTGCCTTCCCATATTTAATCCTCCTAATCTTCAAAACGTTCACCATAGCTGTAAACCTTAGGTTCTTCCAATGGTCTGCCGAATACGTCAGCCATTAGTGTGGCGAATACTGCCATATCCTTTTCTTCAAAGGATTGCAGTAATTGCAGTTCCTTTGCCTTGAGGCTTCGCCCAGCTGCAGTGCTGAGCAAGTCAACAACTGGCTTAATCTGATTCTGACGTTCTTGTTTCTCACGTTCTTTCTGTTGCAGAACATTTTGTTTATGGTTAAATTCCTCCCAGTCCTTTTCGTCAAACCAGAAGTGATCACCATATTTCTCACGATATACTGAAATCCAATATTGAAGGAGTTCGTCATTCGTTTGGATCTTATCGTGACAAGGCCAGCAAACCCTGAGCCCATTTGTTTTTACGCCTCGACCCTTCCGGCCTCTAGGCCATACATGGTGAGTGGTATTTGATGCCGCTGTCTTGCAGCACGGGCATATTTCACCTTGTTCTGCAATGAGTTCATCAATTACTGCCTTAGTAAAGTCACACCGATCCTTCGAACTCTGTCCTGGTTTGTGGTGAGCAAGGATATCCTTCTTCCATTCTGGGACTTCCTTTTTAGCCTTCGGTTTATTTGATTGCAAACTTTTATATGTCTTTTTCTCTTTAACCTTCTTTTCGGGCTTCCAGAATGTCTGATGGGCCATTGCTCTTTAACACCTCTTGTAATTCAATTTAGAACTAGAAAGATGCACTTTTACTACGGTTTATGAGATTCGCTCCAAGTAACCAGCCTGTTCGAGAGTTGCATAATGGCGTTCTCTCTCATCAGCGGTGAAGTGTATTGGCAATACGGTATGTGCTGCATAAAATGCGATAGCTTCTCTGATCTCTTGTGGCTCATTGTCCAGTTCAGCAAGGTTAATCGTTTTCTCAGGCATAAGGCCCTCCATTCACATGGTCAGGAAATTTTTCCTGAAGTATATAGTTTCTCTGGCAAGTCAATGAACTTGTGATCAAATGTCACGCCCTTATCAATCCAAATATACAATCGACCTTTCCCTGCTTCTTCGAACGCCTTTGTATGCACTAGCCCAATAGGGTATGTGTACTTGGGCTGTATCTCTTCCTTTACATAGGCTTCAAGTCGAGCGATTAGATCCATAATCATGCCTCCGATATATAAAAATTACTATATTTCGTTATATCGTATTTATGTCTTCATTATAATTCCGTTATTTCGTATCGTCAACACCATAATTACGAAATTGCGGAATTATAATTCTTGTGATAGAATCTACTCACTGGAGGTGGAAGAACGCATGGTTTCAATAATTCTTAATGTACAAACACTCATTGATGATCGAGGTTGGACGCAAAAGCAACTTGCTGAGAAAACGGGTATTCGCAGAGCTGCTATAAGTGAAATATGCAATAACATGCGAACCTCAATTAACCGTGAACATCTTGAGAAAATAGCTGAGGTTCTTGAATTGAAAGACATAAAAGAATTGATAGAGTTGAAGGTGGAGCAAGAGGAATAAATCCTCTATGCTCCTTTTGTTTATTTGAACAACGTTGTGTTTTGCTTGAGATTTTCTATGAACCGCCCTTGTAGTTCAGGGAACAATACCCACGGATGAAAATCTCCATATAGATCCCGAACTGCTAATGCTACTACCTTCGTTATTGCCTCTGCGCCTGTCTTTGCCCATACAAGGACCTTCTTTCCATCATTATCCCAGCAACAGTGTTCAGGAAAATCATCACAATATCTAACGTTTTCGAATCCACCACCAAATTGATCTATGAAATGACCTCTTAATATCCAAGCATCATTCATATTTGTTGAAGGAGAAAATCCATCATCTAAACCTACTACTATGACCAGATCATCCAGTTCTTTACCTGGAGTCATTCTAATGATTTCTTCAGCGGTCATTTTTGTTGTCCACCTCACAATTATTTTTTCTCAATCACCTTGTCTAGGTGCTTACCGCCCTCCGTTAATCACTCCGTTGCTACAAACAACGCATTTTCTGCTAGCATAGCAGTTAATTGGTTTGGATCATTCTCAGCAGCCTTTAACTGTTCTACTTTCCAAATAATCCGTGACAACTCGCCTTTATCATGTTCATCCAAATATCTTTCAATATCTTGGCTTGCGAGTACTACGTCCATTGGGGTAACTGGCACGCTCATATTTCATCTTCCCTTCTGCCTTTTTGATTATTTTATTAGCAGCCCGTTTCCGGGCAGCCTTTTCTTTTTTGACTTGATCCAGTGGAACAAATTCTCCACGTTTCTTTGTAAGTATTTCGATGCGCAAAGTAGGATAATTAGCTTGAAAGAGTTTCAGTTTTGTACGGAACACCGCCGTTTCAGCACCCTTAATGTCAATCACTCGTTCCGATCCATCCAAGTCAGTAACCAAAAAGTCTGCTATATATGTGATCTTAGGTTTTTCTTGGAGTACGTACTTGGGTTGGGTACTAAAATCTTTGATTAATCCTATTTTCTTTAACTGTAGTAAGTATTGGTAATACTCACCTTCCATTTTACTGTCAAACTTGATGCCATTAATTTTAAGGTTGTACTTTGTAACAAGCGCCGCTTCGAACAGCGTTCCGTCCGGAGTGACAATAACTTTCATTGCATTATATTTGCTCAATATCCATTCACCTGTCGTTCATGATTGACTTTGTTTTTGGCTGCATAAGCATCGGCTATCTGCTCGAATGTGAAATTGAAACCAACAAGACCGATAGCTAAAAATACATACCAAGCGTTTCTGAAGCACATTTCACGCTTTGTCTTCCCGAGCTTCTCCTCAATTTTCTCATCGCGATCTTTTTCCATGTGAAATTTCATGAGCCAATACATGGATTCCAAGAATGCACCTGTTACTTCCCCATCTAAACCTTCATCTCTCGTTTCCTCGATCGAATCCTCAGAAATATAAAGATGTTCTAGCCATCCAAAATGACCTGCGATACTCAGGAAGAAATGAACGCAATCAACGAATTCTTCCAGAAGTGGATTGATAATCTTCCCTTTTTCATCACAACGACCACAGATAACGCGTTCTCCACTAAACCAAAATCCCTTTCCGCTGCATTTCGGACATTCAATCAGGGCATCGTATCCATGCTTCGGTTCGCTGCGATCACTCCAAAACTTAAATCCCCTGTACTCATTTGCGCACTCTGCCAACTCGACTTGGAGAGCCAGTGTTCGCTTGTAAAGCAGATCCTGACCTTCCAGTCCTTTTTCTGCAACGATCTTTATATCTAGTTCTTTTTGCATGTTGTACATTTCTTCAAGAGTAAGTGTCATTCCTTATACCTCCGTTGTTCGATATGGAAGAACAATTCTATAATTTCGCTCGTCATCAGCGTCTTTGATTAAGATGGGGTTCGTCATACCCGAGTACCCTATGATAAGTTCCTTGGAATTAATGGAGTCAGCAGCTTCAAGGAAGTACTCCCCGTTAAATGCAACTTTAAATCCTTCTCCTTGAAGTGAGATGATATCTACAAATTCATTTACTTTTCCTACGCCTTCAGCAGCAGCTTTGAGTTCAATAACCTCTCCTACGTGCATACGGGTAACTTTGGACTTTTGATCTTTGATGATAATCTTCACACTCTGGAGGGCATCGATCAATAATTCCCGATTTACCCGAAGTGTCGATTGATAGTTTATTGGTACCATTCGGTCTACGTCTGGATATGTCCCCTCTAAGACCCGAGAACAAAATATGAAATTCTTCGTCGCGACTACAAGTTTCGATTGAACCAATTTAATTACTAACTTCTCCTCTGGTCCGATCAGATTCATAAGATCGGACATTGTCTTGGCTCCCACGATGATCTGCATTTCGATCAAGTTATCTGCCACTTGTACCGAAGATGACAATCTATGCCGGTCTGTACTGGTGACATTAATCATGTTGTCTTGAAACCTAACGCGAAGTCCGGTTAAAATCGGTGTCGCCTCGCTTTCTGATGCTGCATAGGCCGTCTCTTTGACTAAAACTTTTAACGCTCGTCCCTCTAGTTCTACCGAAGCACCATCGGGATCTTCGATGAATTGAGGATATTCTTCTGGATCTAAGCCAGGAAGGTCATATTTCTTTCTTCCACTCTTAATCACAGTCTCGAATCCGACTGTCTCGATATCGATTACACCTTTCATTACTTTCACGATCTCAGCGATTCTTTTCCCTGGTATAGTCGCTGAACCAGGCTTGATCAACTCATAATCATCCGAATCAATTTTTGATTGTAGAAACTGAGTTCCGTTTCCACCGGTGATGTATAGTCCGTCATGTTTTGCTTCAAAAAGAAATTCAGCCAATATCGGAATAACATTTTTTGATGGTAGGAACTTAGCCGCTTGTTCTAGCGGCTTGATAAGAATATGCTTATCGATTGATATCTTCATAACTTTCCTCCTGTGTTATGCGAATTATCCCTACGTCGATTCCGCCCACCTACATGCAGCACTTCAGCAAATGGCTCTATCCTTTCTAAGATTCTCTCAGCCTTCTTTTCATGTTGACGCTGATCCATGGTCTTGGCGGCATCTTTGACGTTTATCAAGTGTTGCCGCAATTCCTTGATCGTTAGGTTCGACGTGTAAATTGTGACTAATCGCTCCATTCGGCGTTGTAGAATGGGTCCCAGTATTTCATCCCGCGTCCATGTAGTCAGGTACTCAGCTCCGATATCATCTAAGATGAGCACTGTAACGTTCTGTAAGGCCTCTAGTTTAGACAACACTGTTTCTGTCTTAGATCCAATAGCATCCTTCGCCTCAGACATAAAGTCTGGGACATAGACCATTGCAACGTCTACTCCTTGAGAAGCTAACTCCTGAGCAATCGCACCGGAGATCAAGCTTTTGCCTACACCCATTTGACCGTATAAATAAAGCCCTTTTTTGCTCTTTCCAACTTCGAAGTTCTCACATAGGTCCATAGCCTTTATGATTGCAGCAGATCTATGCGAGTCAAGATCGATACTTTCAAAAGTCGCATTCACAATGTGATCAGGAATAAAATGACTTTTAATCTTCCCCATAACCTTTTGCTGTTTCTCGTGAGAAAGGAGCAGCGGGCATTTTTGGAGCCTGTAAATTAGCCCCTTGTCATCATCTGGATTTTCCTCCACAACGCTACAGTGACCTTTGTGGTCGTTCTGACAACCAACTAAGTCTTTGCAGCCTCTACAGTTATCAAAACTAGCAAGGTGTCGTGATAACGAACCGTAATTGGTCGGATGCGTCAAATTGTCCACTCGATCAGGAAAAGCTTCTTTGATTCTTTTCGCTTCAGGGTGTTCTTTTAGCCGTTTTATTACTGCGGCTTTTCGCTCGGCAAATCCCTTTGGGATAAGTTTTTTCAGTTCATCACCTAAGTTCCCCATTCACACCACAGCCTCACGCTTGGCTTTCAAACGCTCAAGCTTTTTTTGATATTCTTCTTGATCATAATCGGGTTCAGCTTTAGTTTCAGAATCTATGACTAGATTAATTTTCTGTTCGTCTATTTTTCCGTCTTGCTCGGATAATAAATTATAAATGCGTCCTTCGCAGTACTTGATGCTTTTGATCTCGTCTCGTTTATGTTTAGGTTTAAATTTGTCAAAGGATTGATTGATGCCGTCAATGGCAACGGAGATCGGAACTCCGTCTGCAATGAGTTGATCTAAAAACAACTCGTCATTAGCCGTAAGATCAAGCCCCTTTGCTCTGCGCTTGAGATACAGATCTGTGATTTGTTTACGATATTCAATTTCAGCAGCTTTCCGGTTGGAGTCGGAATCCCCGGCAGGAACGGCATCTTGGCTATCTGATTTGATTTCGTTTTGAAATCCATAATTCATATTAACGTCCTCCTTTAAACAACAACTATTATTACTGTCTTTAATACTGTCTTTAAAAGAACTGTCTTTAAGGGTCTCTTCCGCCTTACAGCCGCAAGGGTTTGAGACGCCTTCATCTTCACGTTTTGTGAAGTTTTTTTCGTCAAAAACTTCATGTTTTGTGAAGTCTAACTTCATATTTTGTGAAGTTTCACTTTCCGGATCATCCTCTTGAGATTCTGAAAAGTTCACGTTTTGTGAAGTTTTTCGTTTCAAATTCAAGTGAATTAACTCATTAAAACGTTCAGTTTCCCATCCCATTACAGGAGTAATTTGCCAGTAATCGTAATCTTTATTGATGGAGAAAAGCTTCTCTTTCTTATCCCAAATGATTACTTTTGCATTTTCCAAATGTTTAAGTTCGTTCTTTATGTGAGTTGCCGGAACTCCGCAAATCTCAAAATCTTTTGATTTTGGAATGTATGCTTCCTTGAGATTGCAGCCATAAGACATTCTCCAAACGAACAACAAAATGTCTTTTTGGCGTTTTGTGAAGTTCCGGCGTATCAGTTCCTTCCACAAATCATTGGCAAGCCTGACAAACCCCTTCTCTGGTTGTGTATCCGCCAATCACCTCACCTCTGATAACCGTTGCTATACATCGTCCCATCAGCAAAATTAACTTTCATTTTTAACTTGAGAGTATGAATATTCTCCTGAAGGCTTTTGAACTCATTACGCCATTTCATTGAACGACCGTAAGATTCAGCCTCAAGCACTCTAATTTCTCTTGTAGCCAGTTCTGCGTGCTCTTTCTTCGGTGCTTTGGCAGAAATGTAAGCCTCCGCATAATCCATGTCACGCTGGACGTGAATACGCTTATAGAGTCTGTCACATTCACCCGATATTTCTCCAGACAGTTCATGACACTGTGTAAGTAGCTCAATCTTTTCTTGTAATGATGCTGGATTGTCCTCAGGTAATGCATTAGCATGTTTCTTCATCAACTCTACCTGCTCAATGTAAGCAGCAAGATCAAACTCATTCGCTTCCTGCATAGTTACATCTCCGTTCTAGAATGGAAGATCATCATCCGAAATATCAATTGGCTTTCCATCGCCAGAAAACGGATCTGAACTATTGTTATACTCTCGACCGCCTCCGTAATTCGGCTCTTCAGGCATGCCTGTACCACTTGATGAACTTCCACCTTCACGATTTTTAGATGATTCCAAGAAACGGACATTATCAGCAATAACTTCAGTTACGTATATACGTTTACCTTCGTTATTCTCATAGTTTCGCACTTGGATGCGTCCTTCCACTGCTGTCAGGCGACCTTTGCGCAAATAATTGGCGCAGGTTTCTGCTAGCTGTCTCCAGGTAACAACCGGGATGAAGTCTGCCTCACGTTCACCGTTCTGGCCCGTAAAATTACGATCTACGGCAAGCGTAAATTGAGTTACGGCAACACCAGCTGGAGTGTAACGAAGTTCAGGATCGCGTGTGAGTCTGCCTATCAAAATGATTCTGTTGAGCAATTTCTACACCCCACTATTCAAAAATTTCATTTCATCAATAAATCTACTTGGTTCAGCCGGAACAACTTTTCCCCAGCTGCTATGCGATTGTGTCGTCGTAATAATAAGTTCACTCTCTGCTCGAGTCACAGCCACGTATGCCAGCCTGCGTTCTTCTTCAATGTCCCTGGTATTTTGGCTAGGGAACAGCCCTTCATTCATGCCAACAAGGAAGACTGTCGGAAACTCAAGCCCCTTGCTACCGTGAACGGTCATAAGTTTCACCGCGTCTCGGTCTTCCATTAGTTTTTCTTGAATATCTCGGATCTTGACCCATTTGAGGAATGCTGTGGGGCTATGATCTTCTCCAGCTTTCAGCTGCCGTTCAACCCAATACATGATGTATGTCTGAGCTTGAACCAAATCCTCAATTCGGTTGTTCAGGGATCTTTCTGAATATCGTTCACTAAGACTTAATTTCCGTGACAACACATCGAAGGCATCATACGCAGACGCACACTCTCTAACCGTCTCAGCAACGTCATGGAGGGATCTGGCGTATTGCACAACCCGTTCTTCATCTGAGTCCACTAAAGCCGCCCACAACGGGATAGACCTATCTATAGCTGTCTGTTCGGCAACCTGAAGTTGCATATCAGTCAGTGACCGCTCTGGAAACTTAATGACCCGCTTAAAATTCGTTTCATCTTGTGGGTTGAATATCCATGCAAGGTAGTTCAATAGCGACTTTACGTCAGGCTCTTTAAGAGGATCATCCGAAGCGCTCAATACAGTACATGGAATGTTCTCCCGCCGCAACGCTTGATAAAAGTTATCAATTTGCACATTTGTCCGTGCCAATATCGTAAAATCTGAATACTTGGGACCCTGCGCTCTCTCTTTGATCTGGCTGATTACATAATCTATTTCAGTATCATCGTCAACCAAAGAGACTACATCAAAGCTGGTACCTTCCTTGTAAGCTACTAGCCCTCCACCAATTCCAACTCCACTATGAGAGATTAAGTTATTGGCAGCTTCGACTATTGAAACTGTTGAACGGTAATTGCGGTTAAGCTCAATTACTTCTGTATTTGGATAAGTACCTGTAAATTCAAGAATGTTTCTAACCCGCGCTCCGCGCCATCCATAGATAGATTGTCTCCAATCACCTATGCAGAAAAGGTGTTCCGGATTCAGCAACCGGATAAATTCCATCTGCTGCTGATCCGTATCCTGAAACTCATCCACGAACAGGTACTTCCACTGCTTCCGATAGTACTCAGCGACATCAGGATGATTGCTGAACAATGTGTTCACCTTCGAAATCAAGGCATCCAGATCCACGGCATTGTAACGGCGTAACTGATAGTTGTATTCGTCCCAAACCGCCTGTTCTTCAAGACCCTTGATTCTCAAATCTACTGCCTTAATGACTTTACTCACGCTGGTTCTGTATCCCATTGTTTCGATAATGACCTTCATGACCTCTTCCCGATCCTCTTGGGAGTAAATCGTGAATTGTCTATCAAGATTCAAACGGTGCCCCCATTCTTGGAGGATACGAACTGCAAGTGCGTGGAACGTGCAACATGTGATTCTTTTGGATTCATGCTCCCCAATCAATGGAACAAGACGATCTTTCATTTCTTTTGCCGCAGCTCGGGTAAAGGTTATGGCCACAATGCTTGAAGCACCAACACGGTGGTTTAGATTTAGATGTGCTATCCGATGAGTCAGGGTACGGGTTTTACCCGTCCCTGCTCCAGCTCTCATTAGTATTTCATCAGAATCAGAAGTAACCGCTGATGCCTGTTCATCATTTAATCCGGCGGTGAGATTAACCACGCGATGCCGACCCCTCAGGAGTCAAATCCCAAATCGTCCAGCCTTCGGCCGCCTCAATTTCCACGACACCAGCAATCAAGATATTGTCCAGCTTGTGGGACAAGGCGTTTAGACCTTGCAGAACACCGCTCAGGTTCTTCTTATCCAAGTTGTTGATATCGTCCAAGGCCAACACTTTAAGAGGCGGATTTGCTCTTTCAAGCAGCGTGACAAGGAAGGCAGACAGGAACATTAATTTTTCTCCAGTAGACAGTACATCAAAGTTCGTTTTACGATCATTCTTGATCCATCCAAACTGAAATACTTCCTTGCCTGTCTCGGATTCAGTAGAGAAGAACATAGGATATTGAATACCCATCAGTTGAAGGTTCTCATTGATAGAGTCTTCTATAGGTCCAAGCACACCCTTAACCAACTCTCCTTGAATCCCCTTAGCCCCCAGTGCCTCTGCTAAGCTCTTGCAAGCCGTAAAGTAATACTGAGCCTTGCTTGCTGAGATCATGGCTGTCTGAGCGTTTGAAAGTGTGATTTTAGCTTTCTCTTTCTCTTCAATCACTCGTTCCAATTCTTCAATCTGCCGTACCAACGCCGACAGCTGCGGTTCCAGTATTTCAAGTGGAGCAAAGGTCGGCTGCTTGTCATTCAAAAGTCGTTCTTGTTCCTGCTGTAAATTGATAATTTTATTCTGAGTGTCCTGATGACGGCGGAATTCTTCTTGTTCTTCTTTACGCATAATCTCAATCCGTGAACGAATGCGTTCATTCGAAACGTTTTGATCATTTGCAGATTTATAAAGAGCTTGTTTTGATTGTTCAAGGGAACTTTCTTGTTCACGTAGAGTTTTTATTTCTCTTCTTAACTCATTTTGTAATTCAGTAAGTTCATCAATTTGTTTTTGGAGGCTAGGATCTCTTTCAGATGTGTAATTAGTAAACTTTGAGAAGTCCTTGTCACACCCGATAGAAGAGTGAAGAACACAAACTTTAGCCCCTTTATCCTGAATACCCTGCAACACTTTTCTCATTTCGTTAAGCTCAAAGCTAAGTTTGTCAGCCTTTTGCTTAGCTTCCATACCTTCCGAAGTCTTTGATTCTCTCAAAACTACCAACGCGTCTATCTGATCTTGGAGTGTTTTTGCTTCAGCACTAACGTCCGTTTGTTTGATTGACTCTTGTAGTGTTATAATTTCTGCCTCGTAATCACGATTAGCCTTAACTGCAAGTCCTTCAGTCAATTGCTCAATCTCGCCTTTCAAGGCATCTAATCGGCTACGCTTTTGTTCCCACTGTCTTTTAATTTCATGTCCAGCTTTAATTTGACCATGAACATCAGTGTGTTGTTGTCGAAAATCCTTCAATTCTTCCTTCTTGGTTGTAATATCACGATCTGTTTCTTCAAGTTTATTTTTCATGTCAGCCAGTTCGCGAACCGCTCCGGTGGCATCGTTCTGCTTTTTATTCCAGTGCTTTTGTTGAGATTCGACCCATGAGGTCATAGCTTGAAGACCGGAAGATAGATCATAATCACTAGGCCATTCATCTAAGCAATCATTAATCAACTCTTTGGATGCTTCATAAAGATCAGGATTGGCTTCCTGAAGTCCTTTGGTCAACAACTTTTGGATAAGATGAGCAGATACCTTTTTCTTATCCCATTCTTCGCTGGATATCGGAGACAGGCCGTAGATAAATTCACGCCGCTTAGCATCCGACATATCCAAGAATTGCTGGAAGTCAAACACCATTGGAAAGTTTCCCGTCTCTGTAGAGATTCGTGCGTTCATTTGCGTGCTATTCTTCTCGCCTTTACTTGGTGACACAGTGATCGATTCACTATACTTGACCTCTTTGGCCCCAGTACCCTTCAACTTCTCGGCGCGGATGATAGAACGATCAAAAGAGAAAGAATCCATCTGCAGCCCTGCTGTCATCTCATCTCCAGAACTGAGTTTGAATGTTTCGGCGTTTGTCTTCTTGCCGGGAATATACCCCAGCATCGCCAATTGTACAGCCTGGAGCCGTGTGGACTTGCCTGATCCGTTCGGGCCTACGAAAATATCCTTACCAGTCAATTCTTGATCAAACGTATTGCCCTTTATGTTTTTAGTACGGATTGTTTTGATCATTAGAAACGCGGACCTCCTTTAGTTGAAAGAAAGCTGTCTTCTGTTTCGATAGACTCTTCTGAGGCGTTGATCGTTTCTTCGATCACTTCAGCCCCAGCAACCGAACCGGTTTGTTGAAATTCAGCAGCGATTTCATTCAGTTTTGTTTCATCAAACGTGTCTTTGTATCCAATCACTAGAACGTCTGCTACGCCGTTGTAGGCTTTTAACTTTGCTAATGGCATACTTGGCTGCTGTTTAATAGAAGACTTCCACGCAAGCGTCTGGACGATCTTGTCGCCGTGTTCTTTGTTATTTATGAGGTTTTGAATAACGCGGATTACATCAATGTTGTCATGTCGTCCATAAACGCCAAGCTTTCCTTGGAATGCCATGAAAATGCCGGATCTGATTTCCTCTTCAGTTAACGTCCCTTCCATGCAAAGCTTGCCGGCATCCCGGTTCTCTTCGATCTTCTGCATAAGTTCCTTGACAAAACGAACACGGATATCAAAGAGGACAGTGGCGGAGCTAACAATTGGCTTACCAGAAGGAGACATGCCAATTGTGATTTTTTGTGACCAGAACTTATCTGCTGTACCCGTTTCTGGGTCAAACTCAATATATGGATTACTCACCTCGCGCCCATCGGCAAGGTGGATTGTATCAGGTGTAATTGTGGAGATCCCTGCAACCAAATTACATGCACGGTACCCTTCGGCACTGATGCCCCATTCACCATCGTCGAATTGAATCAGGTGTCCATCAGCATTCGTCAGGCGAATAACGCCTACAGTGTTTTCCGCACTGGTAAAGAGGTTTCCGGCGCGGGAATTTACCGATTTCCATTGTTCAGGATAATTAATAGATAATTCTTGCATTTGCAAATCCTCCAATTCATGTTAATATGGAGGCGAAAACACCGTCCTTGAAAACATGTTTTCGCCGAATGATTCAAATACCCAAATGGCTCTGCTCCCCAGCAGGGTCATTTTTCTGTTTTACGAGAGTTAAGGCGGTCTCCAGATCGTCAATAACTGGTTGAAATTCTTGTCTGAAAAACCATCCAGCTCGTTCCATGGCAGCACCGACAGAAACGTTTGAAGTCTCTTCCTGGAGTTTCTTAAGTTTCTGAAGCGCAAGTTCGAGATGATACTCCACATGTGCTTCCCCCTTTGCAAGTTGATACTGGATAAGCATCATTTAACAAATCACGGATCGCTAGTATGTTCTTCAATCCAGTTACCTTTAGTGAAGGGTCTTCTCCATCTAATTTGTAGACCAATAGAGCGTGAAGCTCATTTTCTACGAATACGACATCTTCAGATTCTAACTTGATAGTCATTGCTGGAATGCCATTAATCATTATTTTTCACCACCGAAGGAAAATGTCTCAAAATGATTTCGTACTGAAGTTTGTTACTTTTCCAACGTTCTGCCAACTCTTGTATAGTCATGACTGATCACCTACAACAGCAGTGCCAGGATAAGTCTTCTTGATGTTTCGTGCATAATAGCTTCCGATTGATTCAGCAGCCATCATAATTTCATAGGTTAAGCGCGGTACACCAGAATGTTCATACACTGTGTCGCGCCCCTTGAATTGAACAAAGAGTGTTTGTATTTCTTTGTCGTAACCAACAGCAGCAATATTTGAAGATACAACAGGCTCAAGTTTAGGTCTCATAGGTAATCCTCCGGTCTGAATGTTTTAATGAACTCAATTGCATCCTCAAAATCAATCCGTCGAATATGAGAATACTTAGCAACCTCAAAACGCTCTTTAAGTTTTGACCAAATGCTTCTCCGGTGCCGCCCGACGATATCTTTAAACTTTTCATCCGTTTCTTTATAACGGTCCTTGGTTAATTGGGCTGATTTCAATCGAACAGCATGTTGAAGTTGGTAACACTCTGCATCAGTCAAAGTGACACTATCTCGTACCTCCTGAACCATCATCTGAACTTCTTCTTTGTGTTCAATGATATCCGCCTTAAATGATTCGAGTCCTTCGAACATCATCCTGAGCGCTGCTCCTTGCTGCTCAGTTACTTGAAGTTGTTGATTCACTACCGCCAGTATTTGATTTGTATCACTCATCACTCAACCGCCCTTCTGCCGTTTACGGCTGGCCGCACCTGATCAATAAAGGTTTGAAGCATATTAAGACTCTCATTAAGCCTCTTTTTCTCACCACTACTGGCGCTCGATATTGAACCGATCATCAGAGCTGTAAGTCCGGCCGTTTCAAGAAATTTATTTACTTTAATATTAAATTGAGTCGTATTAAGGTCTACATTGTATTGAAGGCTTTTAAGTTTAAGCTTGGCTTGCTGTTCATCGAAATCGTCAGGTTGTTGAAGCTTTAAGGCTTCAAGTTCTTCCTTAGTACGCTGGTACCCCGCTTTCAACTGTTCAACTTTCAACTCTTCTGATTTGACAGCATCCTTCATTTTATCTTTCCAGTAATCATCACGCTGTTTAAGCTGTGCTTCAGTTTCCTTTTCCTTCTGTTTCAGATAGACCGTTTGTTCTTCGTCATGCTGCTCTAATGCCGCTGAAACAGCTTCTTGTACTTGATATGCAGGAACAACGTCTTTATGTTGCCGCTGGATTTCTTCCTTTTCATACTCAGCTTGTTCCGCACGTTCTTCTGCTTCACGAAGTGCAGATTCAAGACGTTCCTTGGTTTCCTTGAAGGCCTTATGAGTACTGATCACTTCGTCATCCAACTGTTGAATGACTTCAGGAGTAGCATTCTCCAAAATGAATTTCATCTTATCGAACTGCCGGCCCGAAACTCCTATCTGTTCACCAACAATGTCGCGTATCTGACCGGATTCATGCTCAGGAAAATTTTCCTTGTTGCCTTTCATCCGTTCTTCAGCCTCAAGCCTTTTAAGCTGTTCCAGTTCTTTACCAAGCCTGGTACGTTCTGACCAAGTAAAGTCACTTCGGTGTTCGTTTTCTCCATATTCCAATTGCCGCTGGTGGAGATAATCTCGAACCTCCATAACCCTGACTTCGACTTGAGTTCTTCCTAGGTGACGGTGCGCTCGTAATCTACGTTCTCCAGCGATCAGAGTGTAATCTGACGTGACTACAATTGGATTAATAAGTCCGTTTTCTGCGATATCCTGAGCAAGCCCTTCAATGTCGTTGAACTCTTGTCGGATACGATCCGTTACCTTGATTTTGCTGATATCAATGAGCACTCTGATTCTCCTTCCTAAAATCATTTCCTCTCTGTGATAAAATGGGAATTGTCCAGATCCACCAAATCATCTAAGAAAGGAGGCGCTACACTTGGCAAGAGAAACCATTAGTATTTGCCCTTCCATTGACTGCGATTTCGGAACCGAAGATGTGTATGATCGATTCTGTGGAGATTGCGGATCAGAATTAATCTCTTCATGTCCTGAATGCGGACAAGCCATTAACTACTCTGGTACTTTCTGCACGAAGTGCGGAGTGAAAATGAAACAGCCTAAACCATCTGTTTATGAATCACGGTCAATTCCCAACCTTTAAGAATGAAGCTTATTCCCACATCGTGTGCAAAACTTATAAGTATCTACTTTGGATTTGTGCTTGCATTTTGAACAAGTTTTTGAAGTCGCCGCCTGTGTGGTGGCTTCTTTATTTTGTTTTGACATATCCGAATCTCCTTCCGGTAAAAGATATTTAAGGCGTGTACTCGTCTTGTAACAAGGTGCATTTTCTCAGAGCTTCTTTTGAACGTTCGAGAATATATAAGGCTGCTTCATAAGTCACGCTTTTTTTACCAATAAGGCTGAGTACTTCCGAAACAATTTCTGCATACACCGGATCGATATTTCCTAAAGCCTCTCTCACTGAGACGAGGCTTTTCCATTCGGGAGTGTCCTTTACTTCACTCTGGACCGTTTGATTCACTGCCCCTACACTTTCTCCCATTATCTTTCCTCCTCCCTCACAAACTTGGTAAGCAATAATTCTCAACACGGTTAAGCCTTACTCTTTGGGGCTTTACCTCACGCCGCTGAAGCATTGTCTTTAACTCCAGTGTTTTGGCCCGAGCAAGTCCGGCTTCTCTCAAAGCGATTTTGTCTCCAGTAGCTAATGCAGTTGCTGTTACTCTTGATAGAGCTTCATAAGCTATTTGTAAATCTTCTTTCATTGAGATAACTCCTTCACTTCGACATTCGTTCTCTTGTGATAAAATGGATATTGTTCGGATTAACAACCCCACTAAGAAAAGAGGTAATTACTTGTGTCTAAACCAAATGTTGATGAAATCGCCGCAGCACTATTTGAAAAACTTCAGCCACTTTATATTAAAGATGGATTGGAACTTACCCAGGAACTTCAAAATGACGGGAAACCAATTCAAGAAGCTATTCGGCAAGCTGATTTAGCAGCATTGAAACTCCACAACGAGAGATTTACGATTGAACTTATCAAAGGCGTCCTTGATGCTTTAGAATAAGTTTTGAACGTTCTTCCCAATATTCTCTTGCAAGATCAGTTGTAATGGATTCTGATTTAACAAGAATTTTCGCATTTGTTACGTCCTTTTCATGTTCGGTATCAGTAGCCACCGTTCCAGCGGTGGTTTCTTTGCTTTCCAACGCATTAAAAAGTTTGCTGGTCAACTCTGCTAGTTTGTCTAATTCAAAGCCGATTCCAGAGTCTTTGAAAACCCCCAGTTCAACCGCTTTGCAATCAAGGCTGGATACCACTGTAACTAATTCATTTCCAATCAAGGCTAGTTTCTTCTTCAGTTCGTGTACTCCATCTTCAATTGGTGTTTTGGTGATTGTTCCTCCGCCGAACCTTTTAACCAATTCAGAGTCATTCCAAAATGCTTCTGCGTCTGTTGGACTAGCAATTGTCACTGTAGCTCCATTGATAAATACATCGCCTTTAGGGATAAACTGAAACGCTTCCGCAATCATTCCTCGTACTTCCTGTTTGTCTTCTTCTTTCATTGATTTATATCTCCTTTTTGAGTCAATCTTTAAGGATTTTAAGCTCGACTATCCCATGTTGGGCAATTTAAACGTTCTTGTTGCCGTATCCATTCTTCCAAAGAACGTATACTGAACATCATTTTTGGTCTACGTGAACCAGGCGCTCCTGATTTCACATGCGGGATTTGTTTTTGACTACAGAGACGATAAATCAAATCTTTAGAGACGCCTAATATTTCAGCAGCTTTTTCAGCTTCAACCATTTTATCCCCACTTATGGGAATGTTCTCTTCAATTTTCTTTAAAACAGTTGGTAAAATCTTGGATGCGACTTTTTCAGCAACAGCATCCAAAAAATCAGATGCAACATGTTCTTCTTTCATTTAACCTCCTCCTAATTACGATATAATCGCATAAACTTTGATATTTCCGATTAAATCGGATTCCCTGCCAAAAAAAATTATTTCTGCTGGCACTTTGTAGAGTTTTAGTAACTCATTTGTTAAGGCCCAGGGTATATCAGTCGAATCTTTCTCATACCTCCGAATGAGATCCATATTTTTTTTGGTCATTTCGGAGACTTCTTTTAAAGTGTAACCTGCATTTACTCTGGCGGCTCTCCAAGTAATTTTGTAATCGTCCATTGCCTCACCTCCCAAACCAATATTATTCCGATTAAATCGGATTGTCAACATCAAAACTCCAAATTTAACTTTTAATATCTGATTAAATCGGATATAATAAATATTATTTCTATATAACCGGAAAAAAACGGAGGTTTTCAAAGTGGCGCGGAAAAAGTTCACTGATTACGAGGTTAATCTTATGAAAGAAATATCTATTAACTTAAAAAAAGTCTTAATGCTAAAAGGAATTACTCAACTAGAATTAAGTGAACGAACAGGAGTAGCCTCGAGCACTATTTCTGATTATGTTAATGGTAGAACACTAATGTCTATGGGAAATCTACAAATAATCTCAGATACCTTGAAAATTGCAAAGTCAGATATTTTTCCCGACCTATTTGAGCAACATCCGCGATTTAGAGAAATACCATTACTCGGAACAATCTGTGCTGGAAATGGTCTTCTTGCTGATCAAAATATTGAGGAGTACATCCACTATCCTTTTCCCAACAAAAAACAACCGGATTATGCACTACGCGTCAAAGGTGACTCAATGATAAATATCGGAATTACGGATGGAGATATTGTTTATATGCGTCATGCTCAATGGGCAGAACATAATGGTCAATTAGTTGCCGCACTTGTAAATGACAGTGAGGAAGGATTCCTGAAACGCATACATTGGTCTGAAAATGATTCCCAAATCAAATTATCCCCAGAGAATGATGATTATGAAGCGAAATTTTATGTCCCGAATCAAATACAGATTTGTGGAATATACATGGGTCATTTCAAAATTTCTGAAATTTGAAAATACATAATTATAGTAAATTTTCGAGGTGATCTGAATGGCGAGTATTCAAAAGAGAGGTAAAAGTTCTTGGTTATTTACAGTTGAAACAGGGTCGGGAACAAAGCGCGGTCGAGAAACGATGACTTATCGAGTTGAAGATACTGCATTACTAAAAACAACAAAAAAACTCAAAGATCACTTAGAATCAGAATGGAATAAATTCAAAATAGAAGTTGAATCCGGAAATTATTTTAGACCTGAAAAAATGACATTTAGAGAATTCACTGGTTTATGGAGCGATAAATTTGTAGATAAAAATTTAGCTGAAACAAGTGCTTTCAATTACAAATACCACTCTACGACAAAACTCACTCCTATTTTAGGTGATATACAAATGGATAAAATTAAGACTTTAGATATTGTCACCCTGTTGGACGAGCTATCAAAAAAAACTGGTGAAGCCTCAGTGGTTTATTGCTTCAGAGTACTTCGAAGTATATTCAGCAAAGCGGTGTCTTGGAAAGTTATCAAAGTAAATCCAATGGATGGGATCGATAAACCCAAAGAGACCCCAAAGGAGATGAGTTTTTATAACGAACAAGAAGTGGCTGAACTTCTAAAGTCCCTCCAAAAAGAAACTATTAAATTCAAAATATTTGTTACTTTAGCTCTCACTACAGGAATGCGCCGTGGAGAACTTTTGGGTCTTGAATGGAGACATATTAATTTAGAAAAAGGTAGTATCCTTGTACATCAAACTATTCCAATGTTTAAAAATGGTATGCCTGTAATCAAGGGTCCTAAACGTGGTACAGGAAGAACGATAACGTTGCCTTCTTCCGTAGTAAAAGAACTTGTAGAATATCAAAAGCATATGATGCGGGTTCGCACTGAGCTTAAAGTTCCATGGGAAGGTGGAGAATATTCATTTTTATTCGCTCACGACAATGGACGTCCTAAATTCCCAAAAAATTGGGGAGATTACTGGCGCGAATTCCACGCTAGAAATCCACAGTTAAGATACATTAGATTTCATGATCTACGTCATACTTCTGCCACTCTTTTAATTAGCAGTGGTGTTCATGCTAAAATCATCTCTAGTAGACTAGGGCACACTAAGATATCAACTACAATGAATATCTATGGTCATATTATTGAAGCTGCAGATCAATCAGCAGCTGACGTTTTCAATACCTTCCTCCAACCTCCAAAGATTGTTAAACGAGCAAGGAAAACAAAGGCGTAG